GACTACGAGCAATAACCTAATCAACTATATTTTAACTTCAAGTAATACATTGATAAACAAGGCGAACTTTAATGATACCAATATGAGTAATTATGTGATGACTACGAGCAATAACCTAATCAACTATATTTTAACTTCAAGTAATACATTGATAAACAAGGCGAACTTTAATGATACCAATATGAGTAATTATGTGATGACTACGAGCAATAACCTAATCAACTATGTCCTAACGTCGAGTAATACCTTGATAGACAAGGCAAACATCAATGACGCCAATATGAGTAATTATGTGATGACTACGAGCAATAACCTAATCAACTATGTCCTAACGTCGAGTAATACCTTGATAGACAAGGCAAACATCAATGACGCCAATATGAGTAATTATGTGATGACGACAAGCAATATCATTTCAAAGCGAATCACTGATTTAACTACGGATATGATTACTGAAAATAATGATGCTTCAAATAAGTTTATTGTGAATAATCTCTATAATAATAATTTAGAAGTGAATGGTTCTTTAACAATCAACTCAAACTTAATCGTGTTGGGGGATACTACGCAACTGGAAACAGTAGTATATACGACCGAGAGGTTGGAAGTTATTAATGCGAATAATACTTCAACGGCTTTAATGGTTCAACAAAAGACCGTAGATAGAGACATCTTTGTAGCCTCCAATATAAATACGGCAGTTTTTAGAATCGCAAACAATGGCGACGTCCATATTAACGGCACTGGTAGTTATAAAAAATATAATAGAGATGTTATTCTTGATACAAGCAACTACGTATTGGCTACGAGCAATATTCTAAGCGAAAGGCTGTATATCCTTGGCAATACGTTGGATACCAAGATAGATATCAGTAATGTCGATTCGAGCAATTATGTTTCGATGGTGAATGAAACTTTAATCAATCAAATAACCGAACTTAATAACACCCAACTCAACTACGTATTAACAACAAGTTCGAACATCGGTGATGGCTTAACGACCGTCATTTATAATATGAATTTGAATGACAGAAATGCCAGTAATTACATCAGGAACACAAGCAATGTCATACAACGGCAAATCAACGAGATAACAACGGACAATATTGTCGAGGGAGCGAAGAATCGCTTTATAATTGAAAATAAATACAATAGTAATCTTGAAATTAAAGGAAGTCTCGTAGTGAATTCGAATCTCGTAGTGAATAGTTTAGCGTCTCTACGTAATAACGTGACGATTACAGGCGATGTTAATTTTACGGGCGAACTCTATAAAAATGGGATGCTTTACCCGAATGGCAAAACATACACGGGGAGTTCGTCGATATTGTCGCAATACAGTCCGATACAAACGCAATTCACAATGTATAAAAACGTAGTCGAGAAAACAGGGAGCGGATGGCAGTTCATCGACAATGACACTTCGGTAATTGATGACAAGGTTCAGGGTTTCGGTGTCCGCATTAAGCCGAATCATTATTCGTCAAAAGTTTTGATAAACTTAAATTGTCATATTGGTATAGACTATGGGACGGACGCAAGATGGTGGGGGCTTCGCTTATATCGTCGGATAGGCGAAGCGGGAACGTGGGTTCATCTAATCGGTGCCGACGGAACGGACGGTAGCGGCGACGGCAATAATGCTACGACGTGTTGGCTCTCGCACAATCTGGGTGCTGAATCAAGCACATCCTCGTATTTTATAGCGAACGTCAGCGGGGCTTACTATGATTTTCCTGAAACATCCGAAGAATACATTTATTATACTGTGAAATGGTGTTCGTTGCTTGGCGACGACACGCAAAACGGCAAGTTATACTTAAATCGCCCTGCTGTAATCAACGCCTTAAATGCCCCGATTGTTTCGTCCTCGTGGAATGTTAGCGAAATATGGCAACTCGAAACCTCGTATTTCCCGAAAGGCGGTATCGTAACCAAATATACGCCGACGCAAACGCAATTCAACATCTATAAAAATGTGGTGGAAAAAGTAAGTGCGGGTTGGCAATTTATCGACAATGACACGTCGGTTCTTAACAACACGATTCAGGGGTTCTGCGTTCGCATTATGCCGAATCATTATACGTCAAAGGTATTATTGAACTTAAATTGTCATATTGGTATTGACTACGGGACGGATGCGAGATGGTGGGGGCTTCGCTTGTATAGGCGTATAGGCGAAGCGGGAGCGTGGGAGCATATAACAGACGCAGATGGGACTGATGTCAGCAACGGATACAATAACGGGACGCCTTGTTGGCTCTCGCACAACTTGGGAGCGGAATCAAGCACTTACTCGTATTTTATAGCGAATGTCAGCGGTTCGTATTATGATTTCCCGAACACGATGGATACCTACGTCTATTATACGGTGAAGTGGTGTTCGCATTTGGGCGATATCGCACAGAACGGCAAGTTATACTTGAATCGCCCTGCGACGTATAACACCGGGAACACCGGGAACACCGGGAACAGTGCGATTCTCTCGTCGTCTTGGAACGCACAAGAAATATGGCAGCGTGAAACGACGTTTATCCCGAAGAATGCGGTCATTTGCCAGAATATGTCGATACAGACGCTTTTTAACATCTATCGAAATATTGTCGTTAAAAGCGGGAACGGATGGCAGTTCATCGATAATAACATTAACATCATAAATGAAAAGATACAGGGTTTTTGTGTTCGAATTAAACCGACGCATCCTTCGTCGAAAGTCTTAGTTCATTTATCGTGCCACATTGGCATTGACTATGGGACGGATGCGAGATGGTGGGGGCTTCGCTTGTATAGGCGTATAGGCGAAGCGGGAGCGTGGGTCCATATAACAGAAGCCGATGGCAACAATTTAATCGACAACCAAGGGACTTCGTGTTGGCTCTCGCACAATCTGGGTGCGGAATCAAGCACATCCTCGTATTTCGTAGCGAATATTTCGGGTTCATTCTTCGATTTGCCAAACACATCGAGCGACTTCGTGTATTATACTGCGAAATGGTGTTCGATATTGGGCGATAGTTCGCTGGATGGCAAAATCTATCTCAATCGCCCTGCGACATATAACGAGATGAATACTGCGAACAGTGCGGTTCTCTCGTCGTCTTGGAACGCACAAGAAATATGGCAATTGGGGACGCCTTACGAACCTGCTGAGTATTCTATCATAAACATTTTCAATAATAATAATGTAGGGATAGGCACTACGAACCCCGTATGTAAATTGGATGTCGATGGAACAATAAACGCAATCAACTATTCGACGATAAGTGATAGGCGATATAAAAAGGATATTAAGGTGGTGAATAGTTCGCTCGATATCATTAATCGGCTAACCCCTGTATCCTACTTAACAATCGCACAGAGCGAAGGGGATAAAAGGAATTACGGGTTTATCGCTCAGGATTTACACGATGTTATTCCAGAGGCGGTGAATGTTCCCGTACAGGAGAATCATAATTACACGATTGAGTATATGTCGCTCATCCCGCTATTAACAAAGTCGATTCAGGAGTTGTCTGAAAAAATAAACGAGCAACAGAAGACAATTGATGATTTGACAATGCTGCTTCTTTGATATCCCAAAACTTATTTTTTAATATTCTATATTTAATATAATGAGTGTAAAAAACGAGGATATCAAGATGTCTCCTAACTTGCCTTATAAAATCGAAAAGTTGTTATCAAAGACCGAGGCATTAGTGCTGTTATGTAGCAAAGGAAGCGGCTACTGGTCGATGATAAAGTTCACCTTCAATATACCCTTGGTTTTAACGTCATCAGCGATGTGTATCATCAACAGCATAAGCGAGGATGCGAACGAAGTCAAGATACCGAATATCGTAGTGAATGCGATTAGCGTGTTAATTATTTCTTTAAATAATTCTATAAAAGCGAGTGAAAAATGCGATTTATTCCGCCGATTAGGGCAACAATTCCTATTGTTAGCGGGGCAGATTGAGAATGACGATGAAATCACCGACAATGAGTTCAGTTTATTGGCATTGAAATACGAGAACCTCGTAAATGACATATTGTTTGAAGAGATACCCAACCGCTTCAAAACACAAGTGATTGAGAGTTTTAAAGATAGGCATCTGCCACTACAACTGAATGGATGTAGTGGTAATAATAAACATTATGTTCCTCCAAATCATTCGGCGAACTCGGCGGAGATTGTGATACGTCAGCAGAATGCGATGAACTCGTCGGTCTAACTCATCACTCATCACTCCATATCTTCATCGACATCATCATATATATTATAATTATCATTGTCTTTGCTATTATAATCCTTGTCCTTCTCTTCGCCTTTATAGGCGTCATTTACATCCGCAACAGCATCCCCTGCCGCTTCGACTGCTTCGACTGCTTCGACTGCTTCGGCTTCCTTATTCACTTTAATTCCCGCAGTTTTCATTTGCCTACGGATTTCGTTTTCTTCAATATCTAAATCTTGATTCTCTTTTAATCTCTTAATTTTATATTCTTCACGTTTTTCATTAATAAAAACAGCGATTTCTTCGGGCGTCAAGAACCGATTGTATTTCCCTTCTACGAAACTCTTTATATAGTCATAGAGTTTTTGGGCGTTATCAGATATAAACTCTTTGGGGATATTTTCAATTCCTGACAAATCGGGGTAATTGAGCGAATTACTGATAACCGCTATATTGATTGTATTCACTATGTCGGCTTCTTCGGCATTATAATTTTTATTTAAATTATAGAGATAATTTATCATATTCTTAATGTGTTTTATGGAATCCATAATCTTTTCTTTTAATACGTCGCCTCCGCTGCCGTCCGCCGAATGTGTCTTCGCATTCATATATAATATTTTACAGATATTCAGTAATATTTCCCGATAATTAATATACGAACAATTTAAAAATTCGCTACTGATATTATTTTTAACATTTCGAAGCCTCTTGATATTTGCGACAATTCGTGCTTTCACGCTATCCATATCGTAATTTATTAAATTGTCGATTAAATCGTTTGGCAATAACGCTGACTTATCACGCATCCCTTCTAACCACTCATCAACGCTATAATTTTTAAAATTATACACAAAGGGGGCTTTATTCACATATCGAACGTGCTTGTTTTTCTCCTTGGCTTCCTTTGCGAAGATGTCGATGTCGCCACTGCCGTCTCCGTCGCTATCCATATCGGCTACGGCGACTCCTTTCTTATCCCTATGCTCTTTCTTCCTGCGTTCCTTTGGAGGCGTATATCTCGTATCCCTTTCTTTGCTAATCAAACGGGCTTTCGAATACTGCTCTTTTAAAGAGATGATGTCGTCGTTTAGGTCAGAGTTATCATTAAAGTTTATGTCGAGTTTTCGCAAACAGCATCCTTGTATATACTTGTGTATTTTTTCGAATTTCGCATTGTTATTCGGTGTATATAGTAATTTGTCAATGTAAAACCGCTCGTCGTCCGTGTATTTACCTCGGTCAATCGAGCATTTATTTTTGCCGTCCGCATTCTTCTTGCTAAGGAGTTCGCTCAATACCTCAGTATCCCTGTCTTTATGCTCGTTCTCCACGATAGACAATAGGTTCTTTCGCAAATCTTTCAGATTTATCACATAATCATTATCATCCGTGAATTTAAAGAAATCGCTAATGATTTCGATAATGTAATAGAGAAGCCCTCGTGTATTCAGTTTATCGAGATGGCTCGGATTTAACGAGTTCATATTCAGGGATACGCTTCCTTTCAATATTTTATCTTGGATATCGACAATCCAGAAGCATACCGCATTACAAAAGATTATATTGGTGGTCTCCATAAACTCATTATTTACTTTTTTAATTATACTAATGTGATTCTTGTCGAACGGCACTTGCTTACTATATAAGGCGGTTAAGATATGTAGCGATGTCATTTGGGCGTATTTCTTCGCATTCTTTTCGGCATCGTCGATGTTATGTTTCTCAAACTCCTTCACGTATTTTTCATATCGTGTAGATACGCTACGATATTTCTTAAATAAATAAGCGGATATTTCGTCGTAATCGACGTCGATGTTTGCGACATCATTAATTTTCTTAATCAATTCCAGAATGACTCTAAGCATTTCAATGAACCCCTTTTCATTTCGAAAATGAATATTTGCGATATAGCGATTCATATTGTAACGATTTCCTCCTGCTCCCGTCGCATCGGTTCCCACACCCGCAGCATTCGCCGCTACATCCACAGCGAACCCTTTGTTTTCGTCGTCAATGATATCGTCCGCATCTTGAAGCCCTTCGTAGTTATCGATATCGTTCGCATCGCAAACTGCCTTGTTCTCTCTCTTGGATAGGATATACTTCTTACCGTCCTTGTCGTAATCGAAGATATGCTCTCGTGAATGAATAAATGTCTTCTTGACGTTGTCACAATCCTCTTTAATCATTCCTATATTTTCCTTGGCTTCTAAGATATCGTTTATCGTGATGAGCGTATGCTCGATATTAATCGTCTTAATGGATAGACGAAGGTCTTCGATAACCTCATCGATAGATACCTTGTTATCGTTAATCTGCTTGATGATACTGTGTATGTTATAATGATTTAAAGGAATCACATCGGATTGTATGATGTCGTTTTTGTATTTAAGGATGAGGTCTTTGGTTTTTTCGAGAAACGAATGAACCTCTGGTGATATATTGATGACTTTCAACGTCTTCTCGATATTGTCATAAAATGTTAATTTCTTATTGATTAATATTGGACGTCTTATCTTGAATACGCCGTGTGTATTCTTACGCTCCTTCTCTTTCTTTATAATCGAAGCCATACGGTCGGTCAAGAGTTCTAAATCTTTCTCAGAGATAAAGTCAAGAGAATAATCATATTTTTTAAAGATGTTATTGATATTGCCATAATCAAGATAGAAGGTATCCTTATTACTATTGATTTCGCTCATAATCATTTCAATATCAGGTCGTGTATCCTTAATCAACTCGTAAATCCCCTTATAATTTGCAGAAGCCGTATAGTTCGCATTGACGGTATTTAACAAATGCGACGCAATCTTCGCATACAGATAATCATTAGTGGTCGCGGTGGGTATCTTGTAGTATGCCCCTAATATAGGGATATTTATGTCATCGTTGCCGCCGTAGCCGCCGTCATTGATGTTATAAATGTTCTCAACCTTATCCACATTTCTACATTTGATAACAGGGTAATCCTTGACGATTAAATGATATTTCGGGTAATCCTTGGCGTCTTCTGTATTTTTCTCCGAAAGCGTAATCGTGGTATTATGGGTCGGCTTCAATCGCAACTTGTCTGATTTACGGTCATAGGATACGCAGAACTTCCGCTTTACAAACTCACTAAGACTTTTGCGTCCACCGTTGTAATCCAATATAAAGTTCAATGTCGCATCCTTCGTATCATCTTCGCCGTATTTTGTGATTTCGCCTTCGGCTGCAAATACATAATTCGAATAATCGGATAGTTTGCCATTCTTCGACTCTCGATGGTCGAGTATATCGTAGAATAGGCTTCGCAATAAATCAGACTTCTTTTTATTTTTAAAAAAAGTATATAGGCTGTTATATATTTCTTCCTTATCCATCGCAATAAAAGAAGGGTTGATACGACTCATCTCTTCGAAACTAAGTATCTCGGTATATTCAATATCCTCCAATTCCTCTTCTAAATACTCTATATCCATACCCATATCCATATTGAAACCTTATTGTATCTATTTATTAGAATGATATATATTATTATTCTATATTATTTTATCTTATCAATTGCGAACTTCGTCCATTCGTTCTTCATTGCGGATAGTTCGTTTGCGATGACAGAGCAGTTCTCTTCGAGGAACGAAGCGAACACTTTCGAGCCACCGCTAACGCCGCCACCGACGCCCTCTAAGGAAATACGCAGAATCATTAGCGATTTTAGCGGATGCGGACAAATATAGCCAACATACGTACATGCAATCGTATCCTTATACTTGTTATTTTCTCGAATAAAACGATTGTGAATATAGGATTGTATTACGTTTCCGAGCGTATCGTCTTCGTCTTCGATAATGAACTCGAACGTCCCTTGAATATCCTGAAACGGTTGTATCTTCACCTTTGCGGACGCTACGGACGCTTCGCTATTCAATTCTTTACGGAGTCCTTCCAATTTGTGAATCAGAATATCCAGCGATTTCGATACAAGATATCTGGGTCCGATATTGCGGTTTATGCTTTCGATGTCAAACTTGAACCGCAGAGGGTCGCCATATTTATTCTTGTAATACGAGCGTTCCTTGTCTAAGATATTCGTCTTTTTATCGGCTTCCTTAGGGTCTTGAATATACGAAAAGTTCGACAGGGATACAGGGTTAAACGACGCATTATCACGTCCCTTACGCTTTACGATTCTCGCCTTGAAATGTAAATGTTCGCCCGTTCGCAATCGTGTAATCAAGATATAATCCTTCGATGTTTTGTTGGCAGGGAAAATCGTATTTAACTCGTCCTTGGTTATCGGAACCGAGTTGCGAGTTGCTATAATATCATTCGTGCGAACATCAATCGTCTTGTTCGTAGTATTCTTGACGTTCAATTCAATCTGGATGCTGTTATCTTGGTATTGTTCGATTTCCTCCTCGTGAAGACAGATGGGAATAAGCCCGATGCGATGAATGATAATTTCGTTATGGAGGGCGCCGTTATTGATGATGACATCGACGGTAGGGTCGTCATTCTCTAACTTTTCACCGATAATTCCTGTAATCGGAATATCCGTTAAAATGATTCGGCGAATCCCATTCACAACTGCGAGGTCGATGTTATTGATTTCGAACGTATGGCAATCCGAAAGTTCGTCGTAGTTGTAATGTTGAAAAGTATGCGTAACCGTCATATTATCTTTATTAACTCTATTATATCTATCTTATATATCATTTTTTAATATATTAAAAAAACAAGGTAATGTAATTATTTACACTGAACGGCGGACGACACGGCGACGAGCAGGGGCTGCACGGCGAACAGCGGGAGCGGCACGGCGAACAGCGGGAGCGGCACGGCGAACAGCGGGAGCGGCACGGCGAGGGCTTGACGCACGACGGGGACGAGCGGGGGCGGCACGACGAACGGCGGCACGGGGGCGATAGTAGCCACCAGATATCAGTTGCTTCGCCTGAGTTAAGGCTTCATTGATATTCATAAACTCTTCGGATTGCTCTTGTTCCTCTTGGTCTTGATATTGCTCCTCCTCGAAACCACCCATATAAAGTCCGGGATAAGCCCTGGGCTTCTTCGCCTTAGCCTTGGGCTTCTTCGCCTTGGGCTTACCACCCTTGACAGCAAGTGGTGCCATCGGATTTTTATCATCGGCATACGTTTCTACTTTGGCTGCCTTCTTCTCCTTGACGGCAGTTTCATTTGCGAAATCTTCTAAACTCTCGAAGAATCCACCGAAAAGTTTAGCCATCTTGGAGGAGGGACGCTTAGCAGCGACGGGACGCTTAGCGACAGCCTTGGGCTTAGCCTTGTGGGCTACGGGACGCTTGGTAGCGGAGCGAACAGCACGGTGACGACGAAGTCCGCCATCCATATAATCTTGAAAATCTTCTTGCGAGAGGGTGGTACTCATATATATATTCTTTCTATATATACGCGGGATTTTAATTTTATAAAATTATAAAAAATATAGAATATAAAATATAGAAAATGTTTATTGATGTATAGAGAGTTTATGGGTTTATGAGATGAGGCTTGTCATAATTGCGAAACACATCGACGTTCTCGGGGGCATTTCGTTAATCGGGTTGGATGCGAAGAATTGAATCAGCGTCTTAATGTTATTGATATCATTACACTGGCAGATATAATGATATACGTTGGGTTGTGTAATCATCTTCGACTTGTAGGTATTGATTTGGAGATTACGCAGTTGTGCGAGATGATACTGAATAATCGGCGGAAACTGCTTATCCATATCCCGATTCATTTTATAGCGGTTATAGTGCGGATAATACGTCGTCGTCGCCTTATAATATGTGTAAAGGCTATCCTTAATCGTCGAAATAATCGTATGGACGAGATACGTTGGGTCTATCCTTTGCCCGTTATTATCCAGCGGTAAATTGATATTCGGATTGTAATTGGCGATATAATCCTTGATTGTATAGTTCGTCTTGTTTTTCATATATACAGAGAGGATATTCATCCACGCATTCGGATGGCACGGGTCAGTCTCTTCACGGTAATTAATCGCATCCGTCGATATTTTATAGAGTTTCACCCTGTCCGATATAATCTTTTTAACGATTAAACCATAACTATACGGATTCGTTTGAATATGTCCGTATGCCTCTTGAATCGTATGGAACGCCAACGGGTATTTCACACCGACTTCCATCAGCGACGGGATAATCGAAGCGATAATCTCACTTTCAATCAGCGATTTACGATGCTTCGTATTCACGTGAAACAGTTCCATATAATTCTCTCCGATAACCCCCGTATAATCGATAATATGCTTATTTTCGTGATGGACGATAATAAACTCATACGCCATCTCAGCGTCCAAGTGTTGGACGAATAAACTCCTGAGTTTCGCAGAAAACTCTTCTGCGGTTAAAGCAGAGTCTTCTGCCGTAATAGATTTGGCAAAGTATTTAAATAAGATTTCGTCCAGCATATTGCCGTGCGTTTTCGTGGGATGCGAGAACCTCGAACTATTCGCATCAGGACAACTCGAAGTCCCGAAGTGCCACTCGTCCTTGTAATGATATACGGTAATGATTGTACCGTCATACGCCTCATATACCTTGTCTTCCGCAGAATACGACGCATCGATGAAAGTATTATAATCAATCCGCTCAGGGATAGAGTTTGCGTAGGTTACGACGACATTGTTATTGCGTTCGAGGCTAAAATCCAATACGACGCTACGGCATTGCTCGTATAGTTCTTTAAAATTATCAACGTTATTCCGAATATAGGTATTGTGTAGCAGAACGATATCGCTACATCCCTTGAACTTCTTCACTTTCATCATCGGCCACAAGTGATACTTCTTTAACAGGGAAATCAGGCAATTCGCATAACTGGTCGTAGCGGTCGTAGCGGTCGTAGCGGTCGTAGCGGTCGTAACTGCGTTGTTCGCTTCGTAGAGTTTAAATGTTTCGTCGATAAGATTGTATAGCGTCGGAACGAACGGGACGGTAACAGCGACGGGAGCGGCGGCGGTTGGAAATGTAATCGGAGAACAAACGGAATTCATCGTGTGTAATTACATATTCTTTAATCTCTTATATCAATTTTTATAATTTTTGAATGATAAAACGAAAATAAATAAAATAATCTTAATAAATCACTTCTTTTTGTAATATAAATCGAACATCTCTTGCCCGACCTGTTTATGAACTTCTTCGCTCGTCTCCTTTTTCGTTATGATAGTCTCACGCTTAGATAAGAAATACTCAAAAAACGAATAATCAAATCCAGTCTCTTTCGTAACCATATCAAAAAGCATAGGGTATCTCTCGATGAAAAACTTAAACTTGTCCTCTTGGGTCATATTATGAACTACCGATGCGTGGGATAGCGGAGTCGCCATACACTGATTATCGTGAATGATTTTCATAATATCTTGAACGATGTCTGTAATCGCCTTATTATCCAAGCCATCGCTTAGAAAGTCTTGTGCGTCGTCGCTTCCTTGCTGTTTCTTCTTCGTCATAAACTTCTTTTATTATCTTTATGATATATTCTTTATGTAAATTTTAATTCCTTCTATTGTAATAGAATATACAAAAAAATGAAAAGTGAATTGATGTATGCTGTGTTAGATTACACACCCAACGTCCAAGCACCCGAACCATTGAAAAACGCTGGGTTATATACTGGCGACGTTTTATTTGACAAGAAACCGTGGGGAAATAACTATGCGATACCACGCACTGAACCTGATGCGGTTGCGTATAGTTCCCATTTTTACGCAAGTCATCATATACCGTCTTATAATCGCCCCGGAAATAACTCTATCGATAGTCGAGAATATAAAATATATACTATACATGATAGCAACGGCAGCGATAACGTCTATCACTTCTCTTGTCATACCTGAGATATCGGATATATCGACGTATTCGGTGAAGGCTTCTTTATCGTATCCTTGTGTTTTACTAAAAAGTCGCAAATATACTTATATGTCTCATCGACTTGCTCGAATGTAATACCGCCTGTGATTAATACGCTCCCGCTTTCAAATAAAGCCCCTGTAACCTTCTTACATTCGCCGAGGTTCTGTCCCATACCTTTTCCATAGCAATACTTGGGACACGAGCAGATACCATTTTTATTTTTATTGTGAATATTCCAAAAGTATTCCAACTTGACACCTTGATATATTCCGGGCTGAAAACTACACTTGTTATTGTATTCGTCGTTGATAAACAACTTGTGTATTTCCTTTCGGCGAATCTCAAACCCTTTTTTAAGTTCGGGGTCACAATACACCTTAAAGTCCGTGTTTATCATACGGATTTTAAAGTTCTGATATTTCAAATCCAATTTATACTCAGGGTCGATACTCGCATTCACAATAATGTTCTTGTCAATCGTATTATAGATTTCGGTAATGTCGCCGATAATATGATTCACAATGTGTTCCGTATCCTTGACATCTTTGATACCCGTCAATTGTATATTCCCATTCTTGAATATCTTGACATTCGGGATATACTTGTCGTGAAACTTATAAATCACCGTAACCTGATTGTCAAACCGATTCTTCTTCATCGTGTTCTTCTTGCTCTTCCTACGTTTCTTAGGATATACGCCTTTCGACGCATCCGTCCCATTTTTCATAAACTGAACCCATACAACCCCCTTGTCGCATCCTTCGGCAACATTCTCAATCACTTTAATATTGTCAAACAATATTCCAAGATTTATATTGATGTTATTGCCAACGTTTGCGTTGCAAGTGATTGTCGAGATTCTATACGGAGAAAAGAAAACTTCGTTCGCTACGTCTGTCATTAGGTGCATATATATAAGAAAAGAAGTCCTTATATCAATTTTTTATTTCGAAACAATTAAACTCAATTTATTATCAATCGTGTTCGTATTCCCGTTCTTCGTATTCTTTTTGATTTGATTCTGATTGTCAAGTTTAATGTGCATATTGTCGGTGATGTTCTTTAAATACGAGGTATTCACAACTTCATAACTGAAATTCGTAGAAATCATCGGAGGAAGATTTAGAATATACGTCTTATCATTCGTATAATGTCCTGTGCGGAACTCTTCGATAGACATCGGTCCGTTGAATATTTTTAGTAAAAACCGAGAAGGGGCTGGGCGAATCGGATGCGTAAATCCGTAGTGTTTGCTTAGCATCTGTATCAGACTGTTGATTTCCCACACCTTATCGCTCCCGCAATGCGAAGAGAAGTTGTAGGCATTCGCACATTCGAGAGAGCAAAAGTTCCCAAATAATACGTAGGTATCGGTTTTAATATTATATTTATAAGGCATCCCGAACGTCCGATTGTCGATTGGATGACAACACCAGTAGCAATTATTATTCGAATTTAGTATTTCGTCGGTATGCGAAACTTTCAACGAATACTCGCTATTACTATTATCAAAGATGATGTTGTCCTGAATCGTGCTATACGTGTTGTTTTCGTTTATGTAAAAACAATTCGGCTCATACGGTTCGGGAAACTCAGTAATCGTATTGTTATCCGTGATATTCAGTTTGTTTATTTGTGCGGACGACAAAGGCAACTGTAAAACAATGTCGTCATTATCAACCACCGAAATGTCCTTGATGATTGTATTCATTAGGTTTTTCTTCTTCTTTAAATCGCTTACAGTATCGTCGGCGTTTTTTGCTTTTCGAGGCATTAATTGGCGATGCGACGAAACGACGATGTCTTATTATGTATATATGCGTTTATTATTTATATCATTGTGAATCAAAATAATCCTTGAAATAGGTTATATTTTTTATCAACGCAGCATTCGCATCCATCGAGACATTCGAGACATTCGTTGGCGGAGTATCAAACGAAACGCCGCTTTTAGCAGATATACATTTCATTTTTATCTCTCTGATTTCGTTATTCAGAGTGTTTATCGTGTCGATTAAATATTTGATAATGTATCCTGATAATAAGATTAAGATTAATACTAATAAATCCATCCTCTGACGCTTCAATACCCCGTTTTATTAAAAGAAGGATATAAAAATAATATGAAATTGTATGTCGCTTCGCTATCTCGACCAGATGAAATTGCACGTTCCATTAATCACCGAGAATACGTTAATGACCCTCGTATATACGATGACATCCAATTTAACATCGTTCTCGTTTATATACGGGATGGACTTCAATCGCATCAAGTCGAACAGATACTTGAACTCGTTCTTCTTGGTTATATCCTTGCGACTGTCGTTGTTCCCTCGATTATTGATATTTAAATATAAGGATGTTGTTATCATCTGGTTATTAAAAGAACCCGCACTCACTATTTTTTCAGGGAAGAGCGAGAACGAATAACTATATATTCCTGTGCGAGGGACGTTCGTATGATACTGATACGGCTGAATGTTATTATAATAATATGCCTTCTGGTCTTCACGAATGATGGTATCCGCCCATTTTATTTGTGCGTCGTCTAACAATCCCATCGTTTCGTTATAGGTATGCGAAGCAGTATAGTTGTCGTGTATATTGAACTTCTCGGGTATATCGCTACGACGCAATACCCACACAATCTCTTTAATATGATTGTAGGAACTCGTTAAAGTATAGTTGTCCCCATAACTTGTGATGTTTAACGCAGGATATGCTTGTCGCTTCACGTAATCGACGACGTATTTTACGATTCCCTCGTTTTGTAATGAACTCATCCGATACGCACTGTCGAGAAAGATATAATTCACATCCAGAAAACACTGAATATAACTTTCGCTACCTATAAACGTATTGATTTTGACCGTATCCGTGTAGATACTATTGAAAAACCTTGGCGATACATACATTTTTAGCGAATCGCACCATACCTGATAGAGCATCTCAATATCGTTAATATGAATATCCACCTTGATTTCTTGATTTTGTATTTTATATAATGGCAACGCCAACGACGGATTTCGAGAAAACCAAAAGTTCAAAGGCACTTGTAGTATCCGCCCTTTTATCGACGGGTTTCCAGCATTCGCTATTTTATCCGTCGTCGGATATATTTTATTATATAAGACGTTGTTCTTAATCACATACCTCGTGTTGTTATTATTGGGGCTTGTGTATTCAGGAATATTCCCAATCAACTTGTTATACTCGACGCCGTCCTTGTTCGTCAGTTCATTCCAGATATTCATCCATTCGCCGTAGATTTCGTCGATAACGCTCCCTTCTACCCTTATCGTCGCCGTTTTAATGAAGTTGTGTCCTACATTGTTTATCCATCGAAACCGATGAACGTCCGACGAATAGATGTCGGGTAGATTAAACGACAAATACATATTGCTTACTAAATCGCCGTATCGCTTGATGGTGAATGTTATCATCTTGTTCTCCGTAGTGAAAGCGAGGTTGATCGACGAGTTTATATCAGGAATGATATTCTTGTTTTCCATCGAGAAATTGACGTGCTTATTATAGACATATTTATAGTAATTGATACAAGGATTTAAATTGATATACGAATCCATCTGTCCTTTTAAAACTAACTGTGTAATTCCACCGCCCATAATTACTATATTATATTGATACTTTAATATCTTCAATATTATCTTATATGTTTATGTTTATGTTTATGTTTATGTTTATTTTTTAATCTTCGTATTTCTTTATAAACGCCAATAGTTTCTCGTATGTCCTTGCCTCCTCGAAAGATGCGAGAATTGTCGGAGGACTTGTAGAGTTATCGACAGCGACGAACGTCGGGAAACTTGTAATCCCTAAACTTTTAACACGTTCGAGATGTTCGCTGCGATTGTATTTTTTAAGCGATACCTTGTCGAAGGTCTCTTTATTTAATTTATCCCAAACGCCAGACTTGTTAAACTCTACGCAATGTCCGCACGTATCCATATAGTAATATTCGAAACCGATTCGTTTCGCATCGCCACCGCCGAAAAACCCTTCGCTTATCCTGTCCTTGTTCGTTAGTATAACCGCAAGTAAAAATACAGTGGAGATTATAATAATCGAGTAGAGAGTTCCGCTACTTGAAGTTTTGCGACGCATTCAAAAAAATCTATTCAATTCTAACATAATGATATATAAAAATTAATATAAGTCAGTATCATTTAATAATATCAGTATATTGTTTTAGTTTCATAAGGGCTTCCTTGACACTATCGTTATCATTCGTGAAAGTTATAAATGTGTAAAAAGTATTTATCGTCATCGTATTCTTTAAAAAAGCCTCGATTCGTTTGCGGTCGATTAAGATTACCCGACAATCTAATGTATCGTAATTAACGTAGGTATCCGCATCCGCATCGGCTACATAGACGCTAAAATCATTTTTCTCTAATAGTCGCTTGTATTCGCAAATATCGCCATCACACACGACAATTGTCCGATAGATTAGATGAGTATTATACAATGCGTTCAACTTATCCACGAAATCCATAGGATAGATAATATACCTATGTAAATAATTTTTATATAAGATTATTTAAACTACTATGATATAAATAGTATAATGGACGACAAGGTAATTAAAATTCATTTATCTGTTTTTCAAAATCGCTATAATCACGTAGATGTCCCTGAAAATATACTACAAAAAGCCGAAACTCTAAAAAAATTGTGTAGTTGCTTTGATTCCTTCTATGACCCCAAGATGATATGGGAGAAAAAACTATACAACAACAAGCGAGAGAAGCATTCGCATCCGTCGCATCAGCATTCGCAACAGCATTCGCAACAGCATTCGCAACAGCATTCGCAACAGCACTACACCCCGAACAATTCGTATCAGACCGCAAGTAATAAAGGGCGGTTTCATATTATTATTCCTGACTTTTCGGATAACTCATGCACGAAACGGGAATTGATAGGACATTTAAATAAATTAACTTCAAAAAACAAAGATGTCATCTATGAAAAGATAAAGGCGATTATTGACACGAACAATACAGAAGAGGTTTTTTTAATTATTTGGTCTTACATTAAGATAACGGACGGCAGTAGCAACGGTAGCGACAACCTGTATATCCGACTACTCGACTATTTCGATAGCACCTTTTTAAATACTACGTTGGATACATTGTGGAACAATTATACCCAACAGAAGGAGTGGATACCGCCGAAATATATCTTTGACAATAACCTATTATTGCTTAATAACGAGTATGAGTTATACTGTGATTATGTGAAATGGAAGAAAGGCGTTCATAATACGAATGTCATTTGGATTAAATACAAGCCCCGAGAGATTCAACGGCTACTGAATGATATTTATGATTATCTTACGGAGGAATGCTTAGGCAACCCGAATATACACAAGTATATCATCGATATATTTTTAGAACAAATCTTGAAAATATTAAAGTCTTCGCCTACCGATACATCTATCGTAGAAAAAATAAAAGCCCTCGATATTAAGAGTTTCGATAGTTCGACGAAGTTCCTAATCTATAATATTATCGAAAATAAATAAATAATTTCTATTATTATAGTATAAGTATATAGAATAGAATAATGAAAGAGACAGACAACACTTTATCTTTTTATAGCAGTGGGTTCATACAAATCATCTTTGTATTACTTCTTCTAATCATTTGGAGTTATATATATAAACTCGAAAACGTCGGTTGTGCTTGTTCCGATCATAGCAACAAGGAGTTCATAAAGAACTTCACTATCATCGCCTTGTTATACTTCGTGATTACTGCGTTTATACCGATTAAATCCATAGCGAAGAGTATGGGTTTCGGAATCGTCCAATTACTCGCATTCGGAACATTCATATTCTTCCTAACCTTCGTCGTATATATCTATTACGCATTTGATTATGTGCGTTATTTAATGAACGAGAAGTGCAAGTGTTCCGAGGACTTACGTCGTGATATTATCGCCATCGGAACGATGATATCCCTCTTCTTATTTATGATATTACTATTCACTATCATCATCATCCCGATACTGATAAGCACCCTTACCAACCTATTAGTGAAGATACAGGTATTCGAAAGCGAGGTTGAGGAAGTCATCAAGAACCCCGTGAAATCCCTTCGCAATAGCCCCGGACGTATCCTAAACTCCACCAAGGATATCGGCTCATTCGTCAAGACTACCGCATCTAAACTGGTGAAGGGCAAGAAAAGGCGTTAAGCGGCGACCAAAAAATTAATTCTTTTTATTATTAATATAAAAAATAAATATATACACAGACACGCATTGATATACAATAACGTTCATTCGCTAATCTCGCTGTCGTCAATGAAGATTTCAGGGAGGTAAGGAGCGAGTATCTCCTCTACAATTAGTTCGGGTTTAAACTCGTCATAGGTCATAAATATCTTCAAGAGTTGCTCTGAGAACCCTGAGATCATCGCAGTGCCTTCTGTTTTACAATTCACAGGAAACGACTCCTTGTGGCTTGAATTAAGATTCCAGAAGATAAACTTTGGAGGCGTATAATCGGATGCCTTAAACATCTTCACAATCGTTTTATACAAGACTTCAATGCCGTTATTTTCATTGTTGTCTGACGTAGCCTCATCAAACTGCATATCCGTGTAGATGAATAGTTTTTTAGGCATATCCTCGTCGCAAATATTGTGTTCCTTGCCATATTCAATAATCATCTTACAACATTTAACGAAATCGGTATTAAAGCCAAACTCAACATCGACGAGGGATTTAAAGCAGGTATAGAGCGATGGCTCAATGCCTTTCTCGGTATATTCTGCGTATTCCGCATCGGGAATAAGAGACACCATCTCGGGGTTCTCGCTAAATGTAATAAACTTGTTTTTAAACATTCCTTTACAACATTGCGAGGTGATGATGCCAAGGGCGATTGCGACTTGTGCGGGGATACTGCCATTACTCGCAGAGAACATAGACCCCGATAAATCGATGATTGCCAGAGAGTTCCCGAGAACGTCGCAACCGCTATTCTTCACATTATCGACAATCGTCTTCCACTGCAACTCAATCGTTTCATTCTCCTCGTATTCGTCTTGTGTATTCCGAAGATTAATATAATAACCTGTCAATTCGTGAGGAAGGATGCCTGTAACGTTAATCTTCGCATCCCCGCTTCTTACCTTTGCCAAGTATTCGCAGTATCTCTCGCTATCGTGGTTATTAAAGGCGTTATGTAGCCTTCTCGAAGCGACCCCGGGGACGCCCTCGTAATTAATCTTATCCCATTCGTTATTACACATCAACGTCTCTACAATATTAATTTTGTTCCTAAGCGGAACAAGGTATTCCTTCCTATACTTTTCCATCTTCTTCGTGTCTTCTTTGCCATACAGTATAGTCGCAATCTTCTTCGCAAATTGCTTACGCCTATCATTCCTATCATTCTCACTTGGAGACCACTTCGCACACAGAGATACGCTATTCATTTTATTCGGTTTGTCCGCTGCGGACGTAGGGGACGCTGCTTCTTCATCACGCAATTCTTGTATCTTCAAGTCCATAAGGTCTTCTCGTAATTTATTGGCGAACAACGTTAATTCATAATTTTTATGTATTATCCCAACACCGTTATTATCATAGCAAATATACAGCAAATCCTTCCAGCGTCCATATTTATTGACATAGGTTAAAATATTATTCATATAGGTATAGGGCTTGTTGTTGCGTAGCCATAGCATCGCTTGGTTCGATACCGTCTTCTCTTTCTTACCCTTCAATCTATCACGTCCGTTGAAAATCACGGCGACTGTCTTCGGTGGGTTAATCGCCCAGCATTTTTCGAGAAACTGATGGTTCTGTTCCTTTGTAAGCGTCCGTGTGTACATCATAAAGTAATCGACAATGTGATTTCCACTCGTATCCAGTGCGACGGCTCCGTTCTCAGTGCGAGTAAAACTCGATGTCGTTGCTGCCATATCTGTCATTTCAAAGTTTGGTATTGTATTATATATATAGGGTATCGAATATCAATTTTTATAAGAATTAAAGAGTTCTTATATAGAAAAAATGAAATATAATGAAATTACAACAACTTCATTCTCTTTAACTTTGTCATCAGTTCCTTCTTCTTATAGGCGACCCGTTTGCCATTGAAAGTTTGATTTGATTGGCTTTACAGAGTTCCTTGATGTCTTTCACATTCATTTCACGATGACGACCGCCACCCTTTTGAATAATAAGGTCAGCAAGATTAATCCCTATTGTTTTTAATTCCGCTAAGTTATTTGCGTTTCTTATAGATTGCAAGGTTTGAGTCCAATCTAAATTATTGTTCCTCGCTGCCATTATTAAATAATCCTTCAACGTATCTAAATTTGTGTCATTGTAGTTATCTACATAATTTAACACCCATATCTATACCTTCTATATTATAGAAAATAAAAAAACCCTATTATATAAATCACAAAATGTTATATTTGCCTTGGAGGTTTCAGAAGTCGAGGGTTCTACATTGTAAGTTTATAAAAGACGTCCCGTCGCATTCGCCGCTTACGCCGCTATCGCAACTTCATAGCATTCGTGAGTGGGTAATACATCAATATCCTTCGGTTTCTACTTCGACCCACTGGTGGTTCAAAGATTTACCCGCAGACATCAAAGATTTGTTTTACAATATCGCAAAAGATAAAAAGATAATAGATATGTTTCGTAAATCCGTTGGCAAGGGTTATTATATCGACCTACTTCACGATATGAACGAGGTATATGTATCGCCTCCGTCCAAGAACGCATCCGACAATATATTTTATAAAGTCTTTGGACGGAGACATATCGACGGACCATTCTTCTCGATACCCTTCGCATCATGCTATCGGGTTATCGTGGGACTTGACGAAAATAAGGATATTATGACAATCTTCAATTTAACCTCTCAATCCTATATAATAAAAACGGGCGATGTCGTGGGCTTCGATTTTCATAGAGAATGTCATTATATATCTCCTATCATCTGGAACGACGCAGCGAAGCCTACGGAATCCACGAAGCATCCGAAATATCGAGTAGTTCTCAAAATACACTATTGCGTGTATCCGTATTGGGCTTGTATTTTCGGATATGTGCTAAGCAAACTCTCAATCTTATATAATAAATTATTTAGAGACAGCGAAGACAAATCGCAACGTAAAAGCACGACCTACATAGCGAAACTGATGATACTCTCTACGCAGGTATATCACGACATCGAGTTTTATATCGGTAATAACAATATTCAATATATCTCTTTGTTGCTCTATGTCGCATCGAAGACGCATTCGAACGTCTTCTTATTTGGCAGTTCGTTCATCCATTATCTCAGATGGATAGACACTGAGAAACACGAATATAAGCGACGTGATACTGTGGCGGACGGAATGAGTAATCCGATATTCAAGAGAGACTATTATGTATTTAAGTTCCTTTATATGCTTAATTATTTTTATATGTATTTTTCATATAGCACAGAGAACCCAGTAATCTATACATCTGTTATCGTCCCTCTCTTATTTGCGTTGTATATTTGTAATAACTACGCATCGACAGCAACGACCGCCGTCGCAGCGGTCGCCATCATTCCAAAAAGTATCGAGATATACTTAACGTGTGCGATGTTAAACCATTATACCTTACAATTCACAGAATACATCTATCTATTTCTAAATATCTTTTTTAATTATACTCTGTTATCCAAGACGATTGATATGTAATATCTTGATATATAATAGATTAATGCGACAATTCAAGTTGAAGAATGGCATTCGTGTTATCATCGTTCCATTACATACGCAACTAACCTATATCTCTGTGAATTATTTATTCGGGCGATATAAGGAAAAGAGACACGAAGCGGGGCTAACGCATTATTGCGAACATTTATTGGGATGCCTAACATCGCAAAAATACAAGAGTTCGGTGTTTGTGAGCGATGAAATCTATAAGCGGGGAGGCGAGTTCAATGCCTATGTATCGGATTATGAAATGAGTATTTACATAAAGGGCTTGTATGACGACTTGGCGTTTTATATGGATATCCTTTCCAACACCATAAACGATTTTTACGTCGATGATGACGTGAAGATAAAAGAGAAGAGCATCGTGATACAAGAATATTTAGGGTATATATCTAATAGTAATTATCGGTTCAGTTATAATATGTTTAAATATCTATATCCGAAATATTCGTATATGGCAAACTATCATCAGCAGATGAAAGATATCGCTACATTTGACGACAAGAAGATTTCGGCGTATATGAAAAAGCATTTGAATACGGACAACCTCGTCCTCTCGATTTCGTGTCCTTCGCACAAGGTGAATGAAACGGCAGCGAACGTCCAAAAGTATTTCGGCGTTCTTCGATATAAAAAGACTACGTCGGCGTATCCTGTCATACAGCATAGTAATCACAGTTTAAAAATAGTGAATATAAGGAATATCAACGTCGATAAGAACAACTCGTTTGTGATACACTTGGCGAAACGGATTGAATATTTGTCCGATGAGTATATTATATTATATTATCTACAACGAATATTATTTCATTTTGACTCAGGTATATTTTACAAGATACTTCGAAAAAAACTCGGTATCATTTACAATATTGGGCTATACATCCAAGTCGATTATCATAACCCCGAACTGTCTTATTATAATATAACGTCGAGATGTCATAGCAAATATACGATATTGTTTATCGAGAACTTCCTACGCATCCTGAACGATTACGAGATTGAAGATGAACGCATCGAGAATGCGAAAAGGCACTTTAAATATCTATATGAAAACAAGAAGTTTCATAATTTGTCATCGGATGCCGACGATTTCAAGAGACAAGTCTTGTATCACAAGGATATCCTGACGAACAAAGAATTCTACGAAAAGACGCTATCGATTTCGTCAAGCCAAATAAAAGATTATTATAAATATGTATTCGTAAAAAACATATTGGCAAAGCACATACTCTTTTATTATTCCAATAAGAATATCAATAAACAAATCCTCTCCTTATATACAAAGCAGATACCAAGTGCCGAATGTAAGACGCATTATATTCCTTAAATAATAAAAACTGATAAATTATAATATGAAATAATTCAAAAATGTATTTACAAATAATAAGGATTCAAAAATGGTATAGGGGGTGTAGGTTTAGGCTACACAGGTTGCCATTGATTATGTATAAAATTCAAAAATATTTACAGACTATTCATTGATTGCTTACAAAAACCGAGACCAAGTTGGAAAGAAACCTTTATGTCAAATATACGGACATTAGAGTTATAGGTATTCGCTCGGTATATAAGAATTGCTGATTTGCCGATGTCCTATCTTGAATCTTCCAGAAAACATAAAGTTATGTTTGAATGAATCGCTGTTTATATAGGAAACTATGTTCTTTATAGAACATTCTTTTTTTGGCATAAGCATTATTAAGCCGCCTCCAAAGTAATTTACAGTGCCTATGAATGCCACGTTTGGCTTTCGTGTTATATTATGAATGTAAATACACTCTTTGCCGAGATTGGCACGTATTGACGTTATATTTCTCGGACATCCCCATTCAAACCAATTGTTCTCGTTAAACTTTCGAATCCTTCGTTCTGACAACTCCTTTTTATGGTGTAATAAATGTTTATTAATTTTCTCATCATCGCAAGGGAATGTTTCGATGTAAATATATGTATCGACTTTGTCCTCGCCATTTACGAGTTTCATATTACCAATTTCTTCGTGTTTATAAACATCTTCTTTACCACTAACAAGACCAACATAAATATCAAAATAATCTTGAAACATAAAACGGTTGTCGCGTTCTTCTTCGCAAAAAGTAATTAGCCCATCGCTATTATATTTGGTATTTTATCGGTTATATATGTGATTAAATCTCCTTGTCCCATAGATGGTTCTAAAATATTAGATGGGTTATTTAAGATAAACCCAAATACCTTTTCTTTGAGTTCATTATGAGTTGTAAAATATTGCCCTAAATTATCCCTTGTCATCGTTGGTTCTACGTCTTTGGAAATACATAAATCATTTTTTTCATTAACCATTTTTAGTTATAGTATATATTTAATATCTATATGCTAAGTAATACTCGGGAATGCGAAACGTCGCTTCGAGTATCCGCAGGGGGGAGTCTTGCTATCACTATGGTAATAAGCATATGTAATAAGTAAATACTTTGAGATGTTAGATTTCTGTTTCTTTTTTATAAAGTTTAAAAGTTTTTAGATAATAGTTAAGAACCTTCTATAACCTTTCGAAGTTCTCTAACAATTCCTGAGATGTTCGAAACGTCGCTTCGAGTATCCGCAGGGGGAGTCTTGCTATCACTATGGTAATAAGCATATGTAATAAGTAAATACTTTGAGATGTTAGATTTCTGTTTCTTTTTTATAAAGTTTAAAAGTTTTTAGATAATAGTTAAGAACCTTCTATAACCTTTCGAAGTTCTCTAACAATTCCTGAGATGTTCGAACGTCGCTTCGAGTATCCGCAGGGGGGAGTCTTGCTATCACTATGGTAATAAGCATATGTAATAAGTAAATACTTTGAGATGTTAGATTTCTGTTTCTTTTTTATAAAGTTTAAAAGTTTTTAGATAATAGTTAAGAACCTTCTATAACCTTTCGAAGTTCTCTAACAATTCCTGAGATGTTCGAAACGTCGCTTCGAGTATCCGCAGGGGGGAGTCTTGGTAATATATAAGTATATTATTTATTTTTAGAAAGTTAGGCATATATAAAAGGATTTAGAGAATATAAAAACTGATTTAGAAAATAGATAGAGTTGCTAAGCACACATACACTTATAATATGAATAAACGGGTGTTAGGGCAATTTTATACGACGAACTATGCGTATATTTTACAGAATATGCGGATACCCGAGGGTATCCATCGTATCCTTGAACCGTTTGCGGGTAATGGCGATTTACTGAACTTTATCGAGAAAGATAAATACAATATCGAGTGTTATGATATAGAGCCTAAGAAGGACTTTATTGTTAAACTGGATACCTTGCTTTGTCCGCCTAACTTTGACGACGCTTTTGTAATTACGAACCCTCCTTACTTGGCACGGAATAAGTCGAGTGATAAAGGCATATTCGATAAATACAATACAAATGATTTATACAAGTGCTTTTTACAAATCTTAATCGGTTCGCAATGCGTCGGAGGCATTCTTATTTTACCTCTCAATTTTCTTTGTTCGATACGCAAAGGCGATATAGAGATACGTGAGAAGTTTATAGAGAAATATACTATCACCGTTTGTAATATATTCGAAGAGCAAGTATTCAAAGACACAAGTTATTCAATATGTAGTTTTCAATTTAGAGCGAAGCAAACTGGGGACGACGATAGCAGCGTTAGCAGCGTTAGCGAATGCCATATATATCCTGAGAATAAAATTATACATTTCACCTTGTGTCCTGAGAATAACTATACGATTGGAGGGGAAATATATAATCTTCGAAAAAATACCAAATATAAGATAGATAGGGCAACAAAACTAACAAAAAATACTGAGGACTTTACAAACATATTAGTCAAATGTATAGATGACAACATACATAGCAAGATAGGCGTATCCGTAGTGGATGATTTAACAAGAGAAAAATATATAGACAGGACACCTAATCTTACGGCGAGGTCTTACGCTATATTAGTTATAGAACCTAAAATAACCATTGAAGAACAGAGCGAACTCGTGGATAAGTTTAATACATATATGACGATATGTAGAGATAAATATAACTCGCTATTTCTAACAAATTATAGAGAAAGCAATACGATTGCCAGAAAACGAATATCCTTCGGACTTGTCTATGATATTTGCGGTCATTTGCTGTCGCCATAAAAGATAATTATGTAGTATTCTAAGAGATATGCGAAGATACTTATTTTTAATTATCTTATCTTATTAGGAAATAGAAAAAACGAAATTAAAGGATGGATTCAATGTTTTTTTACATATATTTATTATTGATATTTACAACAACCTTGGCATTCACGCTCGTACGATGCGTCTTTAATATACACACAATCGATATGTTTTTTTATCCGAATAACAAGAATAACATAATAGAAAATAAGATATATCTTATATCGCATATTGCCGTTAATTTTTTGCTCGGGTTTATCTTCGGGTTCGATATTATACTTGGGATGTTTGTTAAAATCATAATATTCGAAGTATATCTACATATCACCGAGCATTGCGACGTTTTCTACTTGTCAAATGCCTCCAACTTGATTGTCATCATCTTAATATCATTAGTAAGTTATACGTTCGGAAGCGTTATCAACAAGGCTATTGGTAAATGAAAATAAAAAATATATAACACATATTACCTATCTGTCGCTTCGCCGCTTCGCCGCTTCGCTGTCTTCGCTGTCTTCGGCTTATAGTCCTTTTAATATGCCCTGTATCATTTTATTCGTGGCTTTCGCACACTTCTGGAAATTAACCACGTTTCGCATCGGACAACGGAACTCGAAACTATCCGAAGGGTCAAAGACACGTTCTTCGCAATGTTTAGCGGATTCAAGTTGTTTCTCGAAATATTTGAATATACACTTGTCGTGTGCGACGCAAGAACACACCTTTTTAGTATGCGTCGAATTGTCAATATATATTTCCACGCATCTATCCTTCTTTTTAAAGCCGTCCATACAGATACAACAGGTAGCAGTCTCGACGGTATTTGTCGTAGTATCGGTATCCGATGTATCGGTAATATCAGTCTTTGCCGTCGTCTTCTTGTCATAGTCGCATATCTCAAACGGGAGATTCGTAATATGCCAAGGAAACGTCTTGAACAACATCTTCTGAATACGTTCAAACGCCTTGTGATTGTATTCGTAATCACCGCTATCTAATCGATCACGATAGTTTTGTATGCTAAATAAGCAAAACTGCGTCTTAAACTCTACAATATCGCTCATTATTTTTACGGACATCTTCTGCTTGTTTAAAAGGCTCATCGTGTCAATCATCGTCCCTGTGTTTTTCGACATCATAATCCCTTGTTTGCTCATAATAAACACATTCGAAAGCATATCGATCTTGTTAAAGGGCGGTTGCATCCACCTTTTCGTCGGGATTAGAATGTCAAAGTCAAAGGAAATCACCGTGCCACAATATACATACGGGATTCTCCCAACAGTTGCGACGTATTTGATTCGCTTATACATAGATATCGGTAAGCCGAAGTAAGAGAGTTCGCTTATTTCCGTGAATTCAGAGGACGAAATGTTTGTGATTCCAAACTCGTCGCTAAATATCTTTTGAAGGGCTACCAGAAACACATTGACATCCTCCTTCCCATACATACAAATATCCATATCTTTCGCAACAAGTGTCCGTGCTGCGGTCTCGGGCTGGTTAAAGCAGTTCCAAAACTTGTGGATTTGATGCGAATTACAACTATTCGCCTCGTTGTAAATCATCTTGTAGTGGTCGCTGATAATCTTGTCTCTGACATATCCGCCAAAGATAATCCCGTTGTTATCAAAGACGGACTTTGCGATACGCTCATAGACGATATACTTGATGCGGTCGGGGGTAAAGTTAATCTTGACTTGTTCCATTGCGTCTGATTCGGTTCGCTTTGAGGTTCGCTTTGAGGTTCGCTGAGGTTCGCTTTGAGGTTCGCTTTGAGGTTCGCTTTGAGATTGGTTCTTGCCTTACGTATTCAAGTTGCATAATCAATTTTTATGATAATAATAAAAAAATAAGACGATTCCATCCAGATTCCATCCAGATTCCATCCAGATTCTATGCGATATCATTCTCTATCTTCGCGCGAGAATAGGCATACATAACCTTTTCGGCAGTATCAATCGGGAGGAGGTAGTCTTTCGCTCCATAAAACTCAGGGTTTTTACGGGATTCACGATTCACCAAAGTTCGTAATGCGAGTAAATCGTGTAGTTCGTATTGAATACGGAAGGAGTTATTATTATTGTCCGTAAATATAAAATAGACAGATGGCTTTATTTTGTTGATGCCATCGGGCATATAGAAACTATTCGGGTATTTAAAGGATATGTCAAAAACGCCCGAAGCATCTATTTTATGAATGTTGGGTGTATTTTCGAACGCAATTTCGTAATTCGGAAAAGGAAGCCCAGAACCCGAATAATTACTCATTCTATCAATGGGATTCGGAGCAATTATGATAATCTCGCTGAACATTGCGATGTTTTTGACTGAACCGCTTAGTTGTAATAAGGAGTGGTCTTTGTTGAACTCAATGCTAAACCCAGTATATTCATCATTAAATATCATTTCTTCTATATTTTAGAAAGAGAATAAAAAAACCTATATGTCATCAATGTCCGCTTCGTCCGCTTCTTCTGCGTCGCTATCAAACACAAAAATACAATCCGTGTCCTTTGCCTTGTGAAGGCACGAAGAAGGCGTATCGTCAAAGAGTATATCCACGTCATTCGCATTATGACTCGCAGTGCCGATTGTGGCACATACCTTGTTATAGGCATTAATCAATGTATCCGAAATCTCCTTGTTTGCGATTAGGCTCTTACATTGCTCCGCATTGTATTTATGAACGATATCTACTTTATTCGTTTGAAACTCTCGCATCGATACCGCTACGATATCGCCCGTTTCAATCAATACTCTTTTATTGAACCGTCGCATCGAACCACGAATTACCCCGATTGCCTCTGTTCCGTTATCGCATAACACGAGAACACGGCAATTCCCTAATACCTTCATAACATATCCGAACTCTTCGTAATCCTTGTTAATCATATAATTATTGTTTTCGACCTTGTTAAGATTGCTACTTTTCTTTTTATTTCGAATGCTTGTCTGATACATTCAAAAAATCGCAATGTATATGTATATATGTAATTAGTCTTATATTATTTATATTATTAATTATTATCAAAAGTATATTTCTCCTTCGACCGAAGGTAGGTGTTTCGCTTATACCGATTATAGATGTTGCGTTTATATTCGTCGCACGATATGATACCTTTATTGGTATCCGTAGAAGTCTCATTGTTGTAAAGCGGTATTATTCTTGAAAGCGGTATTCTTAAATCTGGGGTGCTATTGCTTCGCATCAGGGTTGGTTTGCGAACTTCTCGAAGTCCATCGACTGAATGAGTGATGGAGAAGATGCCGAAGACCGCAAAGCAGGTAAGGAACGTAATCATTTTCATTTTAATAGTGTATTGTGTTCTCTTTTATTTATATGGTAGTCTAATCATTTTTTAATTGAATTAATTGAATTAATTGAATTAATTAAAATATTCGCTCTATCTAATAATTCTTCAAATTTTTTGTATGTTTTTTCTATAATTATCTGTCTATCACCTATATTATTTGGTAAGGTTTTTATATATTTTCTGTAATTTTTGCGTTATCAACCATTTCACTATATATCTCAAAAATTATACGAAGACTATCTTCATCTAAACTTAAAATAGGAGGAGTTCTCGGTGATGTTCGAGTCGTCGCTCTTGGAGTTATACGAGGTAATCTTTCAAGAGTTTTTGTTTAGAAGTCATTCTTCTAATTATATTTTTTATTATTCAAATATAATTAGAAGAATCGAATAATGACAAAAAACGGAACAAGCATCTGTTCTCGTATCCTAACACCGAAGCAGGTAGGCTCGATTTGCTGGTTTATGGCAGCCTTCGTAGCGATGTTTTATAGCCAACGTAGTCGCAAATTATTATTGAATGCTTCATCGGATTGGAATACTAAGAAAGAACTGTTCTCATTGTTAAAGCACATATTGGATGATAAATACTTAAAGGTTGCAAGTAGAGAAAGCGAGGATTACGAGAAGTTTAGCGACGACACGTTCGTCAAAGTATTGACATTATTATATAAAGAGAATAGCGATGCGTTCCCTTATAACCCAGAAGATGTTAAGAGTGGTTTCCATTCGGAATATTATATTGGTAAATTGTATAAATTGTTAGGCGTCGATTACAAGGTGTTTGATTATAGTGTGATTGGGAAGCATTTGTATTACTCATACTTGAATGACGAGTTCAAAACCCCGATATATAGGGTATTTAATAAAATGATGAAGATAACTCTTCAATCCAATTATACCTTCAAATATGTAGAAGAAAATATGGTAGCACCGCAGGTATTAATAGTAATCGCTCACGAAAAAAAGGATACTGTGAATATATACAATACGTCCTTTCCTCATACTTTGATACCCGAAGGGGACGCAAAAACAAACCTAACATCTTTGAATGATAAAATATATTACCTCGGTGTCGAATATCACTTAGACTCTGTTATCTTGTCGAACTGGAACAAAGAGATTTTAAACAAGGGACACGGAATAGCAGGGATAACTTGTAAAAAGAATAAGTTCGTCTATAACGGCTGGACGAGGACGAGTATGGACCCGTCGATGGTAGATAAAGAATTGACACGAAAGATACCTTGCGAACTGATGCCTTATAATTGGAATATTAAGAAACATGGCGACTTCTGTCTAAGTCCTAAAAAATGTATCCCAGAAGTGATGAAAAGCGTGAAAGGGATTAAGGGACATAACCTATGTTTCAATTTTAGCAAAGGAAAGCGTATCTTAGTGTATATCCGCAAAGACCCTATGCGAGAGACCTCTATTGATATGGATGATACGACATATAAGAAGTCTGTGAAGACTGCGAAAGCCGCCAAGGCGACGCCCATCGTAGTTAAGCAGCCGACGCAACCGAAGCAGACAGTGCTGTCGCCTAAGAAATGCCCTGATGGCAAAGTGCTAAACCCTACGACTGGAAGGTGTATCTTGTCAAAGAATGCTGTGAAAGCGGGGGTTGCTATGAAAGCGGCGAAAGCGAGTGCTAAGGACAAAGGCAAAGCAGATATCAAGAAATCCCCTAAGAAATGCCCTGATGGCAAAGTGTTAAACCCTGCTACTGGAAGGTGTATCTTGTCAAAAAACTTGAAAAAATAAATTATATTATAGGTTATAATTAGAGGAATAGATAGATGACAATAAAGGCAACTGGCACTTGTTCGAGAATACTAACGCCAAAGCAAGTGGGACCGATTTGCTGGTTTATGGCTGCCTTCGTAGCGATGTTTTATAGCCAACGTAGCAGAAGAAAAATACTGAATGTATCGCATACGTGGAATAAAAATAAGAAATTATTCACGTTGTTTAAGCAATTGTTAAATGATAAATACTTAAAGGTTGCGAGTAGAGAAAGCGAGGATTACGAGAAGTTTAGCGACAATACCTTTGGCGAAGTTTTGAGTTTATTAAATAAAGAGGATAGCAAGGCGTTCCCTTACAATCCGAAAACCGTTTCGGGTGGTTTCAATCCAGAGTTTTATATAGGCAAGTTATATAAATTGTTAGGCATCGATTACAAGTTGTTTGATTATAATGTATATGACAATCATCTCTTTTATCATTTTACAAATGAAGAATTAAATAGCACAGAATATAAGATTGAAAAAAGAAAGGTTAATATATACCTTTACGATAATAAAATCTTTAAATATGAAGATAAATATATGGCTGCACCGCCAATATTAATGGTGCTTGTTCGTGATGATAAAGAGACTACGGATTTTAACAAAACGCAGTTCCCGCATACTTTGATACCCGAAGGCGACACGAAGACAAACCTAAAATCATTGAAAGAGAAAATATATTATCACGGTATAGAGTATAACTTAGACTCCGTTATCTTGGCAAACTGGAATAAAAAGAAGATAGGACATGCAATCGCTGGGATAAGTTGTAAAAAAAAGAAATATATCTATAACGGATGGACGAGGACGAGTATGGATCCGATTATGGCGAATAAAGCGATAACTCGTAATATACCTTGCGAACTGATGCCTTATGATTGGAATATTAAAAAACACGGTGATTTTTGTTTAAACCCCACGAAATGTATCCCAGACATATTGAAAACAAAAAAAGAAGCAAAGAAGGTTGATTTATGTTTTAATTTTAGCAAAGGAAAGCGTGTATTAGTTTATGTCCGTAAAGACCCTACGATAGAGACTTCAATCGATAAAGACGACGATTATGATAATGTAGTGCGTGGTATTGCGAAAACGAAATCTTATCATTCGTCGCCTAAAAAGGCGTCTAAGAAGCCTAAGAAATGCCCTGATGGTAAAGTGCTAAACCCTGCTACTGGAAGGTGTATCTTGATAAAGAACGCCGCAAAAGCAGGGATTGCCACAAAGACTGTTAAAGATGTTAAAGATGTTATCAAGAAGCCGAAGCAATGTCCTGATGGTAAAGTGCTAAACCCTGCTACTGGAAGGTGTATCTTGATAAAGAACGCCGCAAAAGCAGGGATTGCCACAAAGACTGTTAAAGATGTTAAAGATGTTATCAAGAAGCCGAAGCAATGTCCGGATGGTAAAGTGCTAAACCCTGCTACTGGAAGGTGTATCTTGTCAAAGAACGCCGCAAAAGCAGGGATTGCCACAAAGACTGTTAAAGATGTTATCAAGACATCGCCTAAGAAACCAAGCGTCCCAAGCGTCGAAATGTCTATATTTAGTTATGTTAGCAAGACATATGTAAATGAGATTATATTTGTCAAGTTAGGCAAAAAGGTATATATTGAGATTGAAATTACCGATAATGACTCACTCACAAGCGAAGATAGGATGATGGATATCCTAATGCCTTTTGACGAACTTATGAAAAATAAATATTTAAAAAAGTATTACGAGTTATCGCTTATGGCAATTGGGAAACCAAACATTGACCCTAAATATACTGACCCCGAATATTACAAGAACGACGACCATCAGAAATACTATCATATTATTGATACGATATTTATTGTAGAAAACGACGACAAAACTATGGTTGCTAAGAAGGGCAATAGTTATCGCCATTTTAACCTTGATAAGTTGAGAAAAAAGAGGGTTGCAGATGCGGTGAGCATAGCAGAGTTCAACACAAATTATTATGATAGGTTTGGTATTGATGATACGACGTTTGCTAACGTATTGGCAAACTACACAGCACTCGTGAATAAAATAGAGTATTAACTCGTTAACTCGTTAAAGAATGAATATATCACACATCCAAGATATACAAGGCATCTCCCCATTTGTGTATCGTGATATTTGTCAGAACCCTCTTGAAATTAAATTGTGCCAAGTATTCGTCGATATCCTGAATTAAAGCACAATTTTTATATAATTCTTTTGAATTCACTTCTAAATACAATGCCTTCGCATACTTTATCGATTCAGTAGCCCCTTTTAATGCCAATAGTTCCGCTCCTTGAATATCAAAGTTCCATAAATCATATTTCGACGCATCCAGATTGTTTCGTTTAAAGAACGTATCAATCGTAATACTTTTTTGATGTATTTTATCTATAAATACAACGCTTGGGTGTTCTGTCGAATGCGTTCCAAACTCTAAAATACTCGAAGACTGTATGTTATTCGCTACATTAAATAGAATGTCCTCGTCGTCCTTGTCTGTGATAAGTGCGTGATAGACGTTCGGTATCCCTCGCGCGGTCGATTCATTCACTTTGAATGCGAGAGCATCAACCCATACAATATCTTCGGGTTTAATTCCAAACTTATCATTATAGATTGTCAATTCTTCGCAATCGTGAGAGCCAACGTGGAAACATCCATTAATACGTATTTTTTTTGCCGACAAAACATTTTGAATTTCCTCTACATTAATAATCATAATAAATATTATAATATATGGATGAGTTATGTATATATGCTTTATATGCTAAAATATAAAAATATATAATTACAGGTTAGTATTGTCGCTTACTTCGCTTACTTCGCCTCTCTCCATTCGTTCATCGCTGCCTTGATACATTCGGCTCTGGTGTATTCGGGATGTTGTTTTTTGATTTCAGAGTATTTCGTCCGAATAAAACTGCGTAGCATCTTCTCACTCACGAGTTCTTTCATCGCATTTTTCATACACTGAGAACGGCTGAGATGAGGGTTGTCAATGCGGTTCGCAATGGAAGTCCAGTGGAGAAAGTTATGGACGTTGATGTTTAGGGCGACAGAATTAGTCATTTCGCTTTGTGTTCGCTTTGTGTTCGCTTTGGGTTCGCTTTGGGTTCGCTTTGGGTTCGCTTTGGGTTCGCTTTGGGTTCGCTTTGGGTTCGCTTTGGGTTCGCTTTGTGTTCGCTTTGTGTTCGCTTTGGGTTCGCTTTGGGTTCGCTTTGGGTTCGCTTTGGGTTCGCTTTGGGTTCGCTTTGGGTTCGCTTTGGGTTCGCTTTGGGTTCGCTTTGTGTTCGCTTTGGGTTCGCTTTGGGTTCGCTTTGGGTTTGTCCTTGCTAACTATTTCAATCTCGAATGTCAATTTTTAGCATATATGGCTGATAATAGAACATATCTATTATTTTTATATCAGTGTTATATAGAATATAATTTATTTAAATGAATAAAAAAGCCAATGAAGCCCTGTGTATTCGCAATACAGGAACTTGGGCGAATGTCAAGCCCGAGCATAAGTTCGACTCCGCAAAGTTCAAGAAAGACGTCGTATTAAAAGACCTCCCTGACCTATCCCCGAAAATATACAATATGATACAACGTATCAACGAACTCGACGCAAAGGATATGGCGAACGATAATAAATACTACAAGCACATCATATATAGTGATATTTCAGGTGTCTATGGTGCAAAGATGGTTGCCTCGTCGTTAATCGCAAATAATTTCAGTCTCGTGTATTCCAACAAGTTCGCCATACAACCCGAAATTAAAGATAAAAACAAGACATTCGGGCTTCTGACGACCTCCACTGTATATCAGAAACCGCTGACCGTCGGCTTAAAGAAGAAGATGATGACCCTTATGAACGAGCGTCCCGCAAATATAAATGGCGAAAATATGCGTATCATCATCTTAGATTCGGGATATAAGGAAGGGCTTGACGTATTCGACGTTAAATACATGCACATCTTAGAGCCGTTAGAGACGAAGGCAGAATATACCCAAGTCATCGGGCGTGGAACTCGATATTGCGGACAATCGGGATTACCGTTCATCCCGAACGTAGGGTGGGCTTTGAATATATATCGCTACAATATTAAATATGATAACGATAATACCGTGCATGACCTATATATTAAGCATAGCAATAAAAACATCAGTGCGTTCAATTTCATTGCGGATATAGAGGCGATTATGATTGCGTCAGCAGTGGATACCCCGCTTACCGAGAATCTACATTTGCTAAGCGAGAAGAACAATCGCTTTTATGATTATATAATGGCGAAAAATAACATCAAAATCGCCGACAAGCCGAAACGCAAGGACTTGATAGAAATCGTCAATAATATACGTGGAAAGATATATACGAATGATAAGAGTATCGATTGTAGAAAGAAGTGCAAAGGACCACTCGAAGAGTTCCCTTCGGCGAACGCTCTGCTGATTATAGCAGCCGTTTTCACGATTGATAAGATTGGCGACCGTGACGATGTTCGCTTGAAAAAGGCGACGAAGAAACTATACCGTGGCGACGCAAATAACAAAGTCGGCAACTATATAAAGGACGGCGATTTATTAAAATACTTGAATGAGCGGTTTCCGAAGCCCCAGTTGTGTAATATCATCGATAAGAATCAGAACTTCTGCGATGCGATTAATAAACTGTGGATGAATCCTATAAACTTTTTAAAATTATATGGAGATAAGATTATCGAAAACCTCAACTACTATAAGAAGGTGAATGCGATTACGGACAAGAACTTTGCGGATGCCCTGAAATTCATATACGAGTATAAAAGCACGTTGATAATCAAGAAACCAAGGTTCGAGCCAGTGCCTCCGAAAACCAAGATGACGAACTTTGAACTATACAAATATATCGAGAAGCATTACGCTCCGTATAAATGGGAACACGTCGATATCGTAAATAAATGCGTAGCCGCCCCCGCACCTGCCCTCGAAGCGGATGATGCCGATACCGAAGTCGCAGCGAAGGTAGCGAATGCCGCAAAGCCGTATAACATCGTCTCTTTCTCGCATACGCAAAACTTCGTTCAAAAGTTTTTGACCCCGCAATCGCCCTACAAAGGGATGCTTTTATTCCATAGCGTCGGCTCAGGGAAAACATGCACGGCAATTGCGACCGCCACGAATACCTTTGACCGTGAGGGATATAAGATATTATGGGTGACGAGACATACACTGAAAGAGGACATTTGGAAGAATATGTTTGATAGCGTTTGTAATGTAATCATACAAGAGCGTCTTGCGAATGGCGAAATATTACCGACGACCAAAGCGAAACGTATGGAGTTTTTAGGAAAGAACTGGTTACAACCGATATCCTATAAGCAATTTACGAATCTGATTAAGGGCAAAAATAAGTTTTACAAGGAGATGGTGGAATTGAATGGTAAGGAAGACCCGTTTCGTAAGACGCTTATTATCATAGACGAAATCCATAAAATATATAGTTCGTCGCTTTCGGCGTTAGAGAAGCCGAACCCCGAGGTTCTTCAAACGATGGTTCAAAACTCTTACAAGGTGTCGGGTAACGATTCGCTCAAACTACTTCTTATGACCGCTACACCGATTACAGACGACCACATGAGTTGCGTAAAAATACTAAACTTATTATTAGAGAATTATGAGCGATTTCCCGAAGAGTTCGATCGATTTAAGACGATGTTCTGTAATGAGAATGGGCTATTCACGGAGGCAGGTTCACAAGAGTTTATGAATCGTATCACGGGTTTAGTAAGTTATATCGATAGGGCGAATGACCGTAGCCAGTTCGCATATCCTGTGATACGTGATGTGTTGCTTGACATTGAAAAGAAGCGGGTTTCCAGCGATGGCATCAATGACATTGCTTTAAAAATACAGGAGTTCGAGGAACGCTTGAATAACAAGGAGGTTAAATTAAATAAGGACGAGCAGAAAGTATTGAAGAAAGACATTTCGAATATGAAGAAGGAGCAAAAGAACGCAGTGAAGGACAAAGATACCCCTAAGGATGTTCTTGATTTTATAAAGGCTTGTTTTATCAAGAAGCCATCGCCTACCCGCAAAACTGCCAAGAAACATGATGCTGATGCGGATACCGAAGACGTAGCCGTAGACGTAGCGAAGAAAACGAGGGCTAAGAAAGCTGCGAAGGCGAAAGATGCTAACACTGACGCTGACGAAGTTGCCGAAGGGACAAATGTTGCGATAAAGGTAGCGAAAGCAACGAAAGCGGCGAAAGCCACGAAAGCGGCGAAAGCGGCGAAAGCGGTAGCGAAGAAGTCCCCTAAGAAATGCGAAGACGGCAAAGTATTAAACCCAAAGACGGGGCGTTGTATAAAACAAAAGGTAGTAGCCCGTGACGACAAGTATAGTTTTTAGTTTCGGTGCGTTCTAATGAATATAAGAATAATAGGAAAATATATATAGATATGTATATAATATTATTATCAATAGTTATATCGGCGATTGTTTTAGGGGCTTATCAATATATCGACAGTGTAAATAGAGATAACCACACAGACCCTTATGATGTTAGCAAAGATTTATTCACAGTGAATAATATGATGGCATACATATTGATTGCGTCAGCAGTATTCTTTGTGATGTATATGGCATTCAACGATGACATCGATATATTTTCGTCGCTTGGAATAATCGAGAATGACAATACCTCAAATGAAATCAAAAAAATAAATGTGAATCCAAGTGTTCTAAGGAATACCACAGACCCTATGAAGATGGGATTCGAACCTTATAATAGCGATGGAGGTGGAAGCAACGGCAGCGACGCAGTTTCAGACACATCATCTGTGTCATCTTCGGAATGCTCCGTAGATTCCGAGTAATCGATAGTAATCGATAGTAATCGATAGTAATCGATACTCGTTTCTTTATTTTTATCAATAAATATTAATATATTACTATGTATAACAACGGGTTCCCAATCTTGATAGCAGTTATTCATTATTTACTTATTTACTTATTTACTTATTTACTTTAATAATTTAACAGTTATATATTTTATACACTCATCCCATAATGCCTTGCGTTATTCGTATCCTCGTATCTCGTAATCGGATACATAGTAATCATAGGCGGACACGTCGTAGTCGTCGGATAGCCATACATCGCATTCATATTATTATTTACTAAGGGGGGAGTCTTAGTGCTGATTTTACTGTTCTTTCGAATAAACTCGGGAATCGGGTAGTCTAAATGTTCGTAGATGATAACGTATTCTTTTATTATATCCCGCACATCTCCAATGCTACAATTCGACGGGTCTATCAGTAATTTATCTTCTATCTGATGATATAATTTATCCATCTTTATTTGAGCCTGACGGAATGACAGTTCCCGCTCGGCAAGTTTGAAATTGCCTATCAAACTCAATATGGTTACCGTACAACTATTGAGAATGATGTTGGCATACTTGATTTCGATTGTGTTTATGTCATTCATCGAGTTTAGGATTGTCATCGCCCCTGACGACAATATCAACGGTATATTTATCAATGTCCTTATCCACGAAAAGAAGGCACTGCTTTTAGAGCAAAGGATAGAGGTAATAAATGCTTTGTCCTTTATGCTTTGTAGGAGTTCAATGTGTTCCCTTGAAAAAGTGTCCGTGTTCGTAGGCGTATGCTGTATATATAAGGAGTTATATTCTTGCGAAGCGTTCATATATTACGAATATATAAATATATTAAATATAATATCTACGGCTTACGGCTTATAGGGCTGTATTGTGGTTAAGTTCGTTAGTACCGTATTCTTTTTCAATACCGTATTATTTTCCTTTCTTCTGTCCGCCATAAGAACCTTGTATTCGTCGATTGTCGGGATATATACGATGCCTTTCTTTCTATCCTTTGTGGCACGTGCGTTAATCTCGGCAAGTGTCGGGATATCATTATAGGTAGTCGGTTTCATCTCACGGGTGCTATGAAAATCCAGATATTTATTGGATAATAACATTATTTCGTCGTGGAAAGTATTTCCTTCAACCTCATTATATATCCAACCGTCAATATGGATTTTCTGTTTTTTCAAGAAAGGGGCTACCTTAGTTTGAAAAAATACGATTAGTTTTTTATCTGTGGTGTCTTTCGAAAACCTCTCGCATTTCGTAGGCATTATCTTTCTCTCGCCCCACGTCTTCTTTATTTTTCCGTCAGGAAGTGTTGTTCGTATAGGCGATTCTGATTCTGCTACGGCACACGTTATAACCAGCAAATCCTTCAAGGATGCTCTATCAAACCCGTCCGCCTCGTCAGCCTCAGTATATTCTAAACCTTCTATAATATTCCATAGCAATCGAATCGTTTTCGGGTCGCCTATATTTAATAGATAAAGACTCTTCTTTAATTTATATTTAATATTTGTCCCTCGTGTTCCTGGGATATAATAGAGCGGATACACATATTTATAATTCCTCGACGCAGCGTTGCTATCATTATTTTCAGGAATTGTCGTATATATTATATTGGAAGTGTCTATGTCAATACCATATAAGGAAGCGTATTTATTGGAACTCACAAAATATGCTTTGTGATTTCTGGGGTCATAATAATTTTTGTAAAAGTCCTTTACATATTGTTCTTTCGGCTTTGTATAGTCGAACTTATGCGTAACCCCTTGATATACGTGGGTTCGCATTGGAACAACCGTAATGTCGAAATCCAAATCTAAATCTTTGATTGTGAGCGTAATATTTTTTGTCATAAAGCGTTTTAACTTGCTTTCATTCGAAATACTTTTCAAGTCTGTTCGGGGTTTATATACACGAGGGGTTTTCGCAGGTAAGTTTAAACTCATACTTTCTATTATAAGAATATTTTATAATATATTTTGAATATATAGAGAAATAGATAGAATAATGAGGCTATTTGGGAGAAGCAGACCAGTTGCGAATGACAATGGAATGCTTCCTGTGGCAAAAAAAGAACAACAAAGGTCTTCAAGAAGGGTTGCTACGCAAACGACAGGAGACACTTTCTTTCAAAGGTTGGGAAAAATTGTTCGTCCAAGAAAGGTTGCACCCATCCCTGTTATTAAACCAGAATCAGACGTATTAAAGAATATATCTCGCCGTTCAAGAACATCAAAAGAGATTTTATTTGACGACAATAAAATATATTCTCCATTTGACTTAGAATTGCCTCATTCTACCTCACGAAATCGAACATCTAAGCGTTCTCCCTTGCAAGATATAAGAGACCAACAAACAGAAGGGATGCGTAATCTCTTACAACTATTGGATAGTTCGCCTAAAACTCTTAATCATATTACACTAAAAAAATATTTAAATAGACCCTTCGATTTATCTGGTATAACTGAGATTAAGTTATATGGAAAAGATTTACCAAAAACACCCATATATAATAAAATTATAGAATTATTGACATTAACTTTACAACAATCGAAGAACATAGAGACGATTGAAATAGATGTCCCTTATTTAATACCTGTATTATTAGAATTAGAATCAGAACCACGCAAACTCTCTACTATACAAGGTATAAAAAGGTTAATATTAAGGTCTGACTATGAATCACCTAAACCTATTACTGATGATTATATTTTTCATTTATTGAGTATGATAGGAAAAATGAATAATCTTGAAGAATTAGAGTTTAGTAAGTTTGAAATAGATGTTAGTAATTTTACAGGTGGTATAACATTTAATGATTTATTTCGTAGCATAGTAAAGTTAGAAAAATTAACACGTATAACATTTAATGGTAATGTATTTACTGATAATGTAAAAGAAGGCGAGTTCGATTCTTTTGTAGAAACTCTGAATAAATCAGATAAACAAGATAAAATGAGTGTTATTTTACACTGGATAAAAAAAAACTATATACTGGATGATATTGATTTCAGGTATTATAAATGGGTTGAGTATCTAAATGAGTTATTTTTGGCAAATATTGGCAATAAAAAATCAAGATTGTCTGCTGAATCAGTGAAACAGTTGAATAGAGTTAATGAAGAAAGAAGAGGGATTACGTATTTTAATAGTTTATGGTTAAACAAGGGTAATGAGTTAGAAAAGTGGTTAATATGGTTATTATATAATGATGTTGAAAACCCTTATGATAACATCGTCAAACGATTATGTATTATATTATATTTCAAGAATGATATAAGTAATGTTATAGAATGGTTAAATAAAAATAAACCTATCATAACTCTTGACAAATATGTATTGAATAACCCTTCATCAGAACATAAACTTACAGAACATTACAATAGTATTATTAAAAAAATTATTATAGATAGTGGTAAAATACTTATTAAATCACAAGGCGGACGTAAAGCCCCTAAGAAGACGCCTAAGCAACCTACGAAGACGCCTAAGCAACCGACGAAGCCGACGAAGCAACCTAAGCAACCTAAGGAAACTAAGCAACCTAAGGTAGCACTTAAAGCCCCTACGAAGCCACCTACGGTAGCACGTAAAGCAACTAAAAAGAAATAAATATATCTAATCTCTTATCCTTATCTATCCACTACTAATCGTATCATAATAGAATCTCTTGTTTAGTGAAGGATAGCACGACGGTTTAAACTTCCTACCGAATAGGCTTTTGCTTCGCAATAAATGTTCCAACTCCTCTTCACTAATACTTTTATAATTTTTCAATTCTCTTTCCGATACGAAAGTATAATTCATATCCTCCCAGTTCGCAAATGTCGTCGCAACTTCTGGCGGGGAATCATAGGATGTCGCTATAATTTCGTCATCCAATGTATCATTATAAATATAAGAAATATAAGAGATATAACATAATTCATCAGGTGCATACGTATCCTCGAACCATCGTAAATATGTGTTTGATGATGCTGATGCGTCAGCAACGTCGGCCAATAACTCGCCGTGCTTTCGATTCAAAATGCACCATTGAGACGCTTTATGGATATGCCGTTTCGGGATATATTGTAAGGCGACTTCGCAATCTGGAAAGCAATCGTCAGGGTCTGCGACGTGAAAATAGGAATACTTCGGTTCGAGGTAATGATAGAGATAATCAAATGATTTTAATGGGATGCACGAACCCGACAAGAATATAAAATGCGTATTCTTCGCATCCTTCAAGGCTTCTTTAATAAGGATATTTTGTGCCTTCACAATCGAAATGTCAGCATATTTCGTATCTATTATTTTCCTTTTATCTATCTTGTATTCATCGAAAAACTCTAAGCGAACGTCAGTTTTATAATGAATATAAATGTTATACTGGCTCTTACGGATGCCCCGAAAGTCCCGAAAATATCTATGCCAAATGTTCTCGTGATTAATCATATCGTATATCAAAAAGAGAAATGCTATTTTATTCATAAATATACTTGTCAATATTAAAGACTCATATATTTATATAGTAAAAAGAAACAACAACTGTTCACGCTGGGACTTGAACCCAGAATCTTCGCTTCATAAGAGCGACGCCCTAACCGATTAGGCCACGCGAACAAATTGTAGTAGGTAGCAAGGTCGTCGAGTTTATTCCCGACACCCGCTACAACTTATATAATAGACGTTATCCTTATATGGTTTATGATGATAATCTCTGAGGACTGCTTTGAAGTATTCATACCGTATTTCCAATTCACGTCGATAATCGTAAAATCCTTATAGAGGTCTCTAATAAACGCACAATTATTATAGGTTAGCACCCAGTTTCTTTTTTCGTCTTTTAGAAAATTAAACAATCGTAGATGGTCGAACCCTTCGTGTAAATCACCATTGTTCCCATATAACTTGGATTTACGTTCTAAATAGTAAGGCGGGTCTAAGAATAGCAATGCGGTAGCTGCGGTAGCGACGTGCGGATGCGGATGCGTAAGAAAATCATAAAAGTCCTCGTTATATATTTCGATATTTGTGAAATCAAGTGCCTCTATTTTCTGGATAGACGATGGTGTAAATCTCTTACGACTTGCTTCTTCTGAAAATCCCCCTGACAATGTAGAACCGCTAAACGAACATCGATTGATTACAAAGTATTGTATCGCCTGTTGTAATGTATCGGCGTCCAAATCCATTATCGTTTTTCGATAGCCGACGAACTGTTCTTTCGATACCGAAACGGTGTCTATCGCTCGTAATCCTTCACATAGTAGCCCCTTGTCTATTTTAACCTGTTTCCAAAAATTATATAATGGCGTATGTTTGTCATTTACGATTAGCATTACGCCATACTTGTTTTGCATGTAAAACTCAAATGAACCGCCACCGAAGAAAGGAGAAATAATTGTGTCAAACGAGGTTATATCAAGATGCTCTATGATTACCTTTTCAATTATTTTACACGCCCTCGTTTTTCCCCCAGGGTATCTAAGCGGTGATACATTTGCGGTCATCATTCGAATATAATGTATTTCAATATTTCAATATTATATTTATTATTTATTACAGATACAGATATCAGTTTTTAAACTTTACATCCTTTGCGGATGGGGTTGATACGGATGGCGTATTCGTTGGTATTCATCGGTTCTAATAGGTCGCTGTCTAATCGGTTGGAGAACGCATTCGATTTATCAGGCATCTTCGTAATGCTACAATTGTCGAACACAGGCGACGGTTGGTAAATCATCCCGATATTCCCTGTATCACGAGCAGCAATGCTATTCTCAAAGGGCTTCTTGGTACTCATTTCAATCTCCGAGGGGTCGTTGTTAATATTGATATTCCCTGGGTTCGGTGTATATCCCGCACTCATCATAATGCCCTCGCGTGTCCCGTCAATCTCTGCGTTTTCGTCAGCAGTCCTATCCATTTGCCTGAAATCCGCTCCCGCCCCTCCACTCGCTATCCCATACTCGTTGGTATCCGACAAAAACTGCTTGTGGGTATTTTTGAGTTCCACATTCGCACTCATATAACCGCCCATTAATCCCTCCAAGATACCGCCTAAGAATCCATATTCGGACTTCCCCTTAATCATCGTCTCTTTCATCGTGGTCTTTGCGATTAAGTCAGGGTTATATAAGGAAACTTTGTAGGTCGTCCCGCCAATATTGCGAACGGCGTCTATCTTTGGCAACGTTTGCCGTAGCGTCTTCTTGGCGTCATTTTCGTCAAAGAGAATGTAGCCGACGCCCTTCTCACCCTTGATATTCGCAACATTCGTATCGTGTATCATCGTCTCTTTCACGGTCGTCTTTGCGGTATCATTCAACGCCGAATAGGTCTCCTTGTTCCCCGAAAGATTGAGTGCTTCGCTATCGTGGATGGTCGTCTCTTTCACGGTGGTTTTTGCGTTATCGTTCAACGCCGAATAGGTCTCTTTGTTGCCCGTAAGATTGGTCGCTTCACTGTCGTGTATCGTCGTCTCTTTCACGGTGGTCTTTGCGGTATCGTTTAGAGCCGAATAGGTCTCCTTGTTGCCCGTAAGATTGGTTGCTTCGCTATCGTGGATGGTCGTCTCCTTCACCGTGGTTTTCATAATATGATTGTCAGGGTCATAGGTAGTCGCCTTGCTCGGTATCTGGATGCTCGGATTACCGACTGCCCGTTCCGCTTCAACTGTATATTCTTTCATTGAGTATTTGAGGGCGTCCATTATGGGGGCGACAATGGCTTTCACAAGGGACGATACGTTCGATACGACGGTTCGTGTGCCTGTGGTGGTTCGCTCGTTGTCATAGAGCATTATGGCGTTTTTCCCGTAATCGTTCTCGACGCCTTGCCCCGGTGAGTTTTCTCCGTAGTTTGCGACTCCCTTGTATTCGACGTGAAACTCGGGACGTGCGGTCGGTCTCACGTTTTGCGAAGGTCGCTCCGCTTCTTTCGTGTAAGCCCCCGTAGTTTTAAGCCACATATCGGGCGACACTTCGTAGTTTGTGTCAGGTCGGTTCTTGGCGAATGGGGTGATTACGCTACGTTGCTCTGTTCCTTTTGGCGGTGCTTGTATCGGTATTTCAAAATAGGTTTCTTTTTGATTGATTTTGCTACGCAAATCATCCAATGTGCGAGGTTTTGCGTAATCCGCCGTATCCATTTGATGGAATCCGCCCGTGGGTGCGGCATCGTATCCCTTGTTGATTCCGGGTCCGACTCTTATTTTTTCGATGGGGAAGAAGTTATTTACACGGGACGAGTTATTGATACGGGACTTTAAGAAGTCGTCGTTGTTTTTCATACCGCAAATGTTTCCACCAGAGTTCATTTCGGGCTTGAATAGACACGGGACTTCCTTTTTATTTTGCCAAAACTGGTTGTTTCCAGTCTTCGTATCGAATACCGAGGACATATTCTCTACGCTCGTATTTTGCGTAACGTTCTTTCGTAAGAAAGGGGTCATATTGTTATGCGAGAAATCGCCCCTGTTAATTGTTTCGCCCGACAAAGAAGATACGAAGTCGCTACCACCACCGTCCATATCGATTCTTGCGAACATATCCGAATACGAGGGTTTCGCAACAATCCCTGTCTCATACGGGGATTTCGCTTTTTCATAGAGTTTGTCGCTACGCTTCTGCTCGTCCGCCTTCACTTTCTCCCAATACGTCGAACTATATATATTATTCATCGACGGAATGTCATTATCATTAGAATATAATTCCATTATTAACCTCTAATACCTCTAATGAATGAAGGAAAAAAAATAGTTAATATATTATGTATGAATCATTTAATTCTTACATTTTACACTCGGATACATCGAGCCGTAAGGGTATCCTGGCGAATATGCCAGATTATCCTTGGATTTGTTTCGCCATTCGTCCAAGTTCGACTTCGGGTCGGCGGAACTATTCGACGTCGGGAAAAACGCCGATTGGTCTTCGGGTTGCTCGATACACGGTACGTGGTTATCCTTCGCAACCATCCTGTAATTCACAGGCACACGGTCGAACGCTTCAATCGCCCGTTCTTGTGGGTCAAAGCAAAGCCATTCCCAGCGATTGATACCAGTCTCCTTTAACGTGCAAGGCGGGTTCGAAAGACGAGTATCTTCACGGGGTACGATACACGAGCGGGGTTTGTTCGCTCCCTTGATGTTGCACCCTGTCGGCTCATAACGTCCGGGTAAGTATTCGTCGGCATTACACTTGGTGTTCTTGTAATTTAATCCGAGCAACTCGCTTGAATCATCCACAGCCTTCTTCATACTACACGTATTTTGTCCGTAGTTTTGGTATCTTAGAGCGGGGTCATTAGGGACATCTTGAAAGCATTCGACGCAATCGTTATAGGGGGTTTCGAGGTGGTATAAACCGGGTCCCACGGCTCTCTTCAACTTCTCCTTGTAGGAGCAACTATCATAATTCAACCTCGTGTCTATATATTGGTTCATATCTAATCTAATAAAATAATATATTATTTTATACATAAATAAATAGATATGCTTATAATACCATTATTCGCAGCGGCTAACGCAAGTTACGCAAGTTACGCAAGTTACGAAGGGTTCAACACAGGTTATAATAATATATATGACAAGAACGGTAATATAATCGAAACCGACGTGCTACAATACGATATTATAAGTGCCATCTATCTTATTATGAGAGGATACAATGCGAACTATTACTACCGATGGGGGGTTATGGATAATATAGTTGTCGTGATATTATACATCTTGACTTTGCTAATCTCTGTTTATGCTGCGTATCTGTCATTCAGTTGCACGTGGAAAGGTCTCTTCGATAATATTATCATCCGCCTTCTCTTTGCGTTCGTGGCGTTTATGTTTGGTCCATTCTATTTAATCTGGTTCTTCTTTGTAAATTACTTGGGTAAATTATGTTAATGATGAATATTATTATTATGAATATGTTAATAAAAATAAAGCACCTGTCTTCGCCTGTCTTCGCCTGTCTTCGCCTGTCTTCGCCTAACTACACTTGTTATAGTTGATGACAGGAGGCATCGGCACTTCACGATACATTATCGATTGACAAGCGGGAAGATGAAGCATCGTCGTATCAATGGGTGCTGTCTTGTCATTCTTGATGATTCCGTCGTTTGTAGGGACATATTGGTTCGTTCCGCACTTTGAAATAATGCGGGTCTGTCCTCGCAGTTCGCTATCTAAATCCACGAGGTTTCCTTGGACGTGCGAAACCGCCGTTCCTCCGACAAATCCAAGTTGATGACGGCATTTATCTATATGCTCGTATCGATAGGGCGACAGAACATAACTAAGCGTAGTTACGTTTTCCTGTAAGTCTTGTTTATAAGAACACGTATCATAAGTCGTTCTATTAAAACTCATATTATCTTCTACTATATAATATTTTTTTTATTATATAGTTTTACACTGATATATTTTTATTACGCCCTATCCAATTGCAATTCTTATTAAACTCGGCACGATGTATATATGAGCGGGTATCTTCGCCACCGTTCGTCCATACAGGGACAATATTATCAGGGTTTTGAATGTCTTTCATAAAGTCCAAGAGCGGTATAAAGTTATTCATTTCTTTTTCCATAATCTGCTTCTTACACATAAACGGGTTTGTATTTGTTCCTTCTACCAAGTTTAATTCTTCGCCGATGTTTCCTGCTCCGCATCGTAGGCTCGGTCCCGACGTGAAAATACGATTATTCAATTGTATCCTACACTTGTCGTGTGTTAAGCCGTCGGGATTATTGCGAAGCATCGAATCGTTGTCGATAAGACAATCGTCCGCTAAACCATACCCCGGGCGCCCACGTAAGTTCGGGTGCTGTAAATAGCCGTCAGTCATCCTTACATTCGGGTTCTCGCATTCTACGAAGTTGTTCGGATATAGATTGTATTCCGATATTTTATTATTATGAAGTTCTTTTGCGGTTTTCCAACAATCATCCGAACAAATGCTTGTTGATGTATCAAAGTTATTATTATTCATTATCTATTTGTAAATAATAAATAAAAAAATAAAGAAAGAAAGTCCATCTACCGATTATCTCGATATCTACCGATTATCTCGATATCTACCGATTATCTATCCTTAGCATATCGCCTTTTATATCGAACTTTATCGTATCATACTCCTGTTTATATTCCTTGTCGAGTTTATGGTTTTTATACTCGTGTATCTGCCAATCCTTGCTATTGCTACTTACACCGATAGTTTCGTCAATCGTATTATCCACCTTATAAATCTTATTAAAGGATTCGTTAGTCGTCATAACTTCCTTATCTCTATCGGTAATCACTTTCATTCCGTCGTTGCAACATCCGCTACCAGCATCTACATTCATCGAGTTCTTCATCTTGTAATGTAAGAGATTCTCTTCGCCCTTTTCGTTTTTTACATAATCCTTGTATTCTAATTCGCTCATCGATACTCCATCACGTGTTTCGATATTATATGTTAATGTAGTGGATTTTTTCATATACAATATTTCATATACAATAGATTATTTACGGCTCATTTATTTATATATATTAGACGAACGTCTTGATGTTCGTCTTAGACATTCGTATCAATGCCAATCAAGGCATTCAATGCCTTCAACTGCTTCGTCGTATATTTCTGATTACAATGCTTTCGCAAGGGCAACTTATGCTCCTCAAATACATCGTCTTCATGCACCCAGTCATTCACGGCACGTCGATCCACAATACACGATTGCCCTCCGCCACACGGACACATACATTTCATCGAAAGCATCATTCGTTTCTTCGTTTTCCTTATATAACAGGGGGTGACAATCATTTTTTATAATAGATATAGATATAGATATAGAATAGAAAGAGATAGAAATGTCAGAGAGATATCCGATGCGATACTTGCCAAAAATGCTAACGGTCGAAGACAACGAAAAGCAACGACAGATGCTACTAAAATCGAAGAATGAATACAATAAGGGTATCTATTATACCCGAGAGAAACTCGATTCGTTTAAAAATCGGGCGTCGGGACACGTCGCAAAGGCACGAAAGATATACAAGGTAGATACGATGACACCTACGAAAGAACTGGCGTTAAAAACAGGTTGCACCTTAGAGGCATTACAGAGAATCGTCAAGAAAGGCGAAGGGGCTTATTTTTCATCGGGTTCTCGCCCGAACCAAACCGCTCAATCGTGGGGACTTGCGAGATTGGCAAGTGCTTTAACGGCTGGAAAAGCGGCGGCGGTCGATTACAAAATCATCAGCGAAGGTTGCGATCATAAAGGGAAAGCCTTTATTATGGCAAATAAAGCAAAGAAAAAATATAAAGACGGACATTCGTCCGCAAAGAAGACACCTTCCAAAGTCAAATCCTAACTTAACTATGTTCTCTTATCTTCGTAATAATGACGTTTAGCAAACGCTCTTCGAATGTCCCGCCAATGTTATTATACGTTTCGACGTTCAAACTGTCATCGGCACACTGCGTATCCTTTGTAAAGCACTTGGAGCATCCTAACAACACTATAATTTTGTATTTAAGGAGCGGGTATTTACGTAGCAATACCTTGTCTAAACGTTTCGCATCCTCGATGTCGCACGTTATATCATTGTATTTGCCGTTCTGTTCTTCGTGATGATAGCACAAATGCCCCTTGCGAATAAAGAGAATGAACTCACCGTCGTGAGCGTTTGCGGTCTCGCATAGATTAAGTAATCGTTGGCATCTCCTGTGATATTTTTCTTTTTCTTCTGGTATTTTGGCGACATCAAGGAAATCGTGATGAAAATAAATGTCATCGCCATTGATTCTTTCTTTACCGAGCGGTTCTGTAAAGTTCTTAAAGTTATTCTCGATACACGACGCTACGCCATTATACGACACGTTCCAGTCGAACGGAAGCGACGCTTTGCGTAAATTATATTTATTTAAAAAGTTAGCGACATCACAATCAATACCGATGGATACAAAGAGCATTTTTGTTTTTGATATACTAAGAATATTAATATAAATGAAGATATATTTATATAAAAATAAAGAATTATTCATCATTACGAATGTGCCGAACTCCGTAAATCCGTATAGATGTTTTCATAGCATTTGAGTCCGTTTTCTTTACAAGACGGTCCCGTGTTATAGAGCCAGTCCGCCAACTTCTCTTGCTCGTTCGGTATCGTCGTAGAAGGCATCGTGTAAAATTGTCGAGGCAACAGGGACTTGTTGTATAAGTCGTCGGTCTCACGGAATACATTCTCGTTAAAATACTTATTCATATTCTTATTTATTTTGGAGTTTTCTATCGAACACGCTGAGAACAGATTCTTATCTAATATATTCGGGTTCATAAACGGGTTCGACTTCGTAGGCTTAATACACTTCGTGTTGTTGATGATATCGAGGTTATTATCATTCAAATACTTTTCAATCTGCTTGTTCTTCTCTGTCTGATAATTATATACGATTATAGAGATTATCATAATTATTAAGACAAATAAAATATACTTCGAATCATTAAAAACGAGGGTGAAAATAATTCCTAAAAATAATAATCCTCGTATGATAGCATTAAGTTTGTCTTCGAACGTCATATTAATATCAGGAATTAATATAGGCATTGTTAGTATATTCAAATTATCTAACCAAAACATCCTTTTGTTTTGTTATTGTTCTTATCCTAATATCTATATTATTTTTTATTCTTCATTACGTTTCGCAAGTTTTGATTTCAATCGATTCGCAGTCGCCAGTTTTTTAAGTGCGGGTTTATTTACGGTCTGTCGAGAACCGCCTCGCTGATTCTGGTTCTGATTCATATTCCCCATCATATTCTTAAACATATCCATACCTTCCTTGTTATTCATCATCGAAGACATCATATTCATCATTGAAGCCATATCGGGTTGACCGCCACCGCCACCTTGATTCGATGCTCCTGACGCTCCCTGATTTCCAAAGATTCCACCGGGCATAGCCGAAGCAAACTTGATAGCATCTTGAAGAAGGTTCTCTTGCTTCAATTCGCCAGTCGATATTTTGTTTGCCATCTTTCGGCTAACATTCGAAATCAGTTCGCTAAAACCACTGTCAGGGTCGCCAATCGCCTTTAAGATATCGCCATTATCACCAATCGATTTTTGAAGTTTCTCAACATCCACATCCTCTAAAATCTCCTTTGCGAGTTTCCCGAGCATCGTATTTTCCATCCCCGACATATTAAATCCCGTCGCGTCCTTCTGCTTCTTCGTTTTCAGTTCGTTCAATCTCGCAATAAGTTTTCTATGCGATTCATTCGTAATCACATCAAGTCCTATCTCATTCTTGGTATCTTGAAGAACCGACAAATACACCTTCACGTCATCGTCGCTCAACTCATTCAAGAATAAATAGAATACCGAGAAGAAATGATGACACATATAATCATCATTCATCAGTTTGCGAATGGACGAAACAGTGATACCTTTATAGATGCAAACGTCCTTCACGTCATCCGCAAGAAACCAATCCGTAGCATCTGCCTTGCTGATATCATCAATGCTAACATAGGAAGTCCAAAAGTCCTCAGGGATAGTCTTCATATAGATAGTGTATTCGTCTGAGGATTTGTCAAGCGTAGTGTAATTCTCACGGATTGCCTTCAATATCGTCTTTCCAAACGCTGTGTCGTCGTCGCCGCATTCGGTCGCATCCTTTGCTTCGCTCTCTTTCATCTTCTTAGCGGATGCCTTGATACGCTTGATTAAGTCAATATAATATTGATTAAATATAAATTGTTTTGACATTTATTTACTTCTATAAAAATATAGTATCATAATTTCCTTATATAGATTTTTTAGAACTTTTGAGAGTCTCTTAATTTCTTTAATTCTTCGAGCGAGTTGGTTGTTTTTTCGCTTTTCGTCATTGTGGTATCAGAAGCGTCGCCAGATATATTCTTAATACCGTCGCTAATATTACTGTCATTTGTTATAAAATCCCAGTTATAATTCTTATCATTTAGTTCTTGTGTGTCGTTTTCGATGATAGAGAAGTTGTCAGAGAATGACGCAGTATTTAAAGTGAATGCTAAGGGTTCGTCTTCGCCACCGACGCCGCTTCCCGTATTCGCCAAAGGCATCAGAACATCGTTATCACCGCCAGTGCCAGAGCCAGAGCCAGAGCCAGAAGCAGACTTATCAAGGCGGGTGCTTTGGGTGCTACATAGAATCCCACGTCCGGGCAATAAAAGGTGGTCGAACACGGCTTTTCCGAATAATATTTCTTTACTTGGCAGTATCATAAACGCAGGGACAGAGTGGATTTTACTTTCTATATTGATGTTCTTGCTACGCAACTCATCAATCGATACGAGTTTAATGATTTTCTCCTTGTCGTATCGTTTAAGATGCTCTAATAACATCTTACAATGATTACAAAAAACACTATAAAATAATATCATTTATACATATATTTTTATAAATAATTTTCCTTTATATACAAAATAAATATAAAGGTATTCGCTTCTTCGCTTCTTCGTGTTGCTAATTCGAACATCGATGATATACAATATAAAGAAGGGTAGTTAAAAATAAAATGGGTAAATATGAATTAAACAAAAAATGATTTCAAATAATACAAATGACATCACAGAACAAATGGATATATCAAAACTGAGTAAATTAGAGTTATTGGAAAAGTGTAAAGAATTGGGTATTACGAAGAGCGGTTCAAAAAATAAATCACAATTAATAGAACTAATTAGCAAAAATAAAGTTATTGAAGAAATACCACCGCAAAATACTCCTACGAAAACATTTAATGTGATTGACCTATTTTGTGGTTGCGGTGGTATGTCGAAAGGTTTAACGGATGCTGGATTGAATGTAATCGCAGGAATAGATATTTGGGACAAAGCGGTTGAAAGTTATAATAAAAATTATCATCACAAAGCATATTGTGCCGACTTAACAGAGTTGCCTCCTGAAAAGTTTAACGAATTATACAATAAGGAGGGCAAAGAGATAGATATTTTGGTAGGGGGTCCGCCTTGCCAAAGTTTTAGTATTGCTGGAAAAAGAGATAAAAACGACCCGAGGAATGCTCTATTTATAGAATATGTGAAGTATCTTGATTATTTTAAGCCCAAGGCATTTATTATGGAAAATGTAATAGGACTGCTCTCGAAAAAAACAGCAAATGGAGAAAATGTCATTGACATCATAATGGAACAATTGAATCGAAATTACAATTGTATAATAAATAAATTATACGCAAGTGATTTCGAAGTTCCCCAAAATAGAAGACGCACTATAATTATAGGTATTCGAAAAGACCTACATATTTTACCAAAAGAACCTGAACCTATTATAAAGTCCGTCCAAGATAGAATAGCAGTGAAAAGCATCTTAATTCCAAAAGAAGATGTTGATAAAAAATACTATTTGAGTGAAAAGGCATTAGCAGGAATAGAAAATAAAAAAGGGGTAAATAAAGAAAAGGGGTATGGGTTTGGTGCACAAATGTTAGACTTCGACAAACCGTCCTATACAATTCCTGCGAGATATTGGAAAGACGGCTATGATGCGTTAGTTAAATACAACGAAAAAGAAGTTAGAAGATTGACAATCACAGAACTAAAAAGAATACAGAGTTTCCCCGATAATTATATTATAGATGGTTCAAATAAAGATACCATTATCCAAATCGGTAATGCGGTTGCTTGTAAGTTTGCCTATTATCTTGGTAAGTATATAATTACTACGCTAACACCTTAATACACCTTAACCTTTTTTATTTTTGACAAAGAACATATAACATATTACAAATATATGTATAGAAGATAACGATGGCAAAATTAAATATGATTGACCTATTTGCGGGGACGGGAGCGTTTAGTTTGGCATTTCAAGCGACGAACGAAGTGAATATCGTGTATGCGAACGATATGTGTAAAGCGTCAAAGGCGATTTATGACGAAAACTTTGAACACGAACTTACGCTTAAAAATCTACACGACGTTAAAGTAGAGGATTTGCCGTCGCACGATATTTTAACGGGCGGGTTTCCGTGCCAACCATTTAGTATCGCAGGAAACCAAGAAGGGTTCGATGACGAACGCTCCAATGTTTTCTGGAAAATATTAAGCATCATCGACTTTCATCAACCGAAATGCGTCATCTTGGAGAATGTCAAAAACCTCCTATCACACGACGAACGCAACACCTTTGCGGTGATTAAAGGCAATCTTGAAAAACGTGGATACCACGTGTGCTACAAGGTTCTAAATACCGCGGTGATTACGGGTATTCCACAGCACCGAGAGCGGATTTATATCGTATGTCTAAAATCGAAGAGCGTATATGATAGGTTTAATTTAGAGTTTCCTATGATTGATAAAAGAGCAGTTAGCGACTTCTTTGTGTCTGAGTCCGAAGCCGACGCACCTGTTCCGAGCAAGTATTACTATACCGATGCGTCGAAGACGTGGGACTTGATAAAAAGTAATGTAGTTAAAAAGGATACTATATATCAATACCGTCGGGTTTATGTAAGAGAGAATAAGAGCAACGAGTGTCCCACTTTAACTGCGAATATGGGAGGTGGAGGACATAACGTCCCTCTTATTCTTACAGAGAAAGGGATACGCAAACTGACACCTCGTGAATGTTTCAATTTCCAAGGATTTCCTGCTTCCTATCGATTTCCACCAAGCCTAAGCGATACGAGCCTTTACAAACTTGCTGGAAATGCGGTATCCGTCCCCGTTGTAAAACAGATTGCGAACCGAATTATTCCCCTGCTGCTCTCGCTTACTCCCGCTACTTAAAGAAAAAAGAAATTAAATACTAAACTAAATAAATACATACAAGACTTCATACTTCATTACATTACCTTTTCGAAGATACACCAGCGGTTGAAGGAACTGAATCGTTTAAGGTCTTTGTTTTGCTCCGTATCCAATTCCTTAATCGCCGTATAGAGATTATCGTTCGTCTCTTTTATGTCTTCCAAATTACCTTTAAATCGGTTATAGGTTTCAGAGAACATCTCGCTTTCTTTGATATTCAACCCGAACTCCTTACATTTCTCGATTAAAAACGTATAGGAAACCACATATTCAGGAATCAATTTACTTGTCGTCTCAATAAACACGTTGATTTGCCGATTATACTTTGACGCGTCATCCTTGTTATAGCATCGCAGTATCGCCCAAATCGGCTCTCCACGGTCATCGACACGGCTCGATAATTTCTTGAATCCCTCTATCTTATCCCCGCCATTACTCTCAATCTCATTCTCAATCGTTTCGCCATCCATAAAGGTGCAGAAGAACACGCCACCCATATTCAATAATTCGCTCACGTTCGATAAAAACCCGTCAAGCGTCTCCTCGTTCTTGAAGAAATAGTGGATGCCAAACATACACGAACAGGCGTCGAAGCCGTTCGCACCCCTCCCAATAATACGATTGAACTGCGTATCGTTCTTTTTGTTCCCTTTGCCGAATACCATTTTAAGCACATTATAACTCTCCCTGTCATTGATTGACGGGTCTTTGTCATTCAAGGCACATTCGCCATCCACAATGGACTTCGAGCAATCGCCCACCGCAAATACCATATCGGGAAATCGCATATTGTTATTGTTGTTTTTCATATTGATAAAGAATCGCTTACGCTCTTTTAGCAATCGTGCGTAAGCCCCGTGATTCGGGCTATATATATTATTTTTAACCAAATCAACTCCTAATACAAACCGATAATCGTTTTTAATCCATCGACTGAGGTCTCCACCCTGCCCACACGCCAACTCCACGATACTACCCTTTCTCGGCGGTTTCGCATATAGCATTGCCTTTATCCCGTGATTATGAAATACCATCATTTGATGCGATAACCTTGCGTCTTTTTGCGTCGTTCGAGAATAATAAACGTCGTTCGCACTCAGTTCAGCGACGACATCCATATTATTCTGAATCGGCTCATTCCCGATGATGTTGTTTTGCGAAATCGGGTTATGGATGGAACGCCAGATATTACAGGCGACGCTGAAATCATTTAGCGTCTTCGATAATATGCCTTGTCGATAGATGCGTGTCTTATCCTCTCGAACCCGCATCGGCTTCCATCGCATTGAAGGATTCGCTTCGCTACCGTCATAGTTAAACTCGACAATCGTCTCGTCGTCGATTTTGTCCCCATTGTAGCATCGTATCTCTTTGTTCCTTCCAATTTTTATAAGCGAACTGTCGATTCCATTCTCGTAATTGTATTCGGGTTTAAAGAGACGGCAGACGTATTTCTCACGTTCCTTCATCTCATTTCGGAATTGACTGAACCGATAGATGTAATTGAATGCGTCCGCCATCGTATAATTGTCGATTTGCGAAGCGTTATACCCGACGTATAATTTAAAATCCGCATAACTTACCGTGTCAATTGAAACCGTCCTTCCTCGTTTTACGAGAAAATCAATACTATTCTGCTCTGGCGGTTTCCATTTCAATACCTTGTCCCATCCCAGTTTTTCGGTGAGCGGTTCGGGTTTATTCGCATAATTCGAGAATACCGCAAGTTTCGCAGGAGTGAATATAAGCCCGTCGATTTCATAGGGATATACGGAATCGGTCAGTATATTCTTACAGTCTGCTAAAATGTCCTTTGAATATAAATGCTCCTTTACAATATAATCCATCGCAAACTCACTCTTACTCTTCAATAGTTTTTCTGTCTTCACTAAATAACTATATCTCGATTCGCCGTCACCAATTAAAGGTAGTTGCGTGATTTTCTTTCCGTTGTAATAATACATATCGAAGGATGCGTAAAGCCCCACTGCGGAGTTATCCTTGCGTTTATTACAAGCGATATATTCGCCGTCTATCAGGGAATTATATAGTTCGCTCGGGCTTTTCAGTCCAGTATCGATGACTTGATGCGAGTTATTGATGAGATACACACCCCCTACGCGATTGATATACATTAGAAGACGTTCACCGTCCGCTTTCTCAGTTACCGTGTATTCCGATAAGATGCTCGTGATTCCGTAGCCGTGTTCGTAATCGCTCGGGTTCAGCATATTCATTCGTTCAAGCGTGAAAGGCTTCGGGGTTAATAGCGGAGGTTTTTTGTCGTCATATCGCCTCGTGTAAATGTCGCCTTTTACAAGCAACCCATAGTCCTTTATCACGTCCGCTTGTTGAGGCTTGGAGATGATAAAAGTATTTAAATGTAATGCCTGTTCCATTTTAATAATTGCTGGAATTATATTCTCTTTGTCGGTATTTGTTATATCGATGTAAAACTCGTATTGCTGCGTCTTATTGACAATCTTCGCTTTATTCAGTGCCAAATGGTAATCCGTGTCGTTCGCTTCGTAATAATCGTGGTCGTGGCATTTGCTAATATTCACAATGTATTTGATGCCCGTCGCACTGTCGGTATATACGATACGTTTATCGATTTTAAAGTATTTCCGCATATTATCCCAGTTTGCGACAGGAGGCGTCTCGGTATCTATCTTCGTCTTCCGTATGTTTAGAAACGTCAAGGTTGAATTGAATAGCATATTCACAACATTTTTAGAGACGATATTGTGATTATACCACGAAATATGGTTTGCGTCGCCGCTTTTATACGTATTGTGATTACAGTAATATAATATTTTCTTAGGAGTCTTGATTGCCAGTAAGTAATCGTTTGCGTATGCGTGTAATGTCTGTGGTTCGTCCTCCTTGGCGTATCCCTCGGCATTCATTATATTTACAAAATTATAATAGTTGTCCTCAGACCATATCTCGGATTCTTCGACTTTAATCACGTTCTCATCGCCGTTCGATGCGATTGCGTCGATTATTGTGAAAATAGTATCGTCCTTTGATATTTCCATTTTATTATTATCTATTATCTAATAAATATAGATATTATAGATTTATATATCAGTTTTTTATATAAATAAAAAAAATGATATATTCATATAGATTAGCATACATTTATTGAAATACAATGTCAAAACTGTTTATGCCTATCAAGTTTAATACAACGATTATCTTGACTCCGAATGAACTGAATAAGCACTTTGAAAACAGCATTCTTACAAAAATCAAGGCGACGCTCGAAAATAGTTGTAGTAAGCACGGGTATATTAAAAAGGATAGTATAAAAATCATCAAGCGGTCACCGGGGTATATCAAGGAGGCACATTTTAACGGCAATATCGCCTACGACTTGAACTGTATTGCCGAAATCTGTAATCCCGCCCAAGATTCTATGGTGAAATGTATTGTGAAGGCGAAGAATAACCTCGGGCTACTCGCAATCGGCAAATACGAGGATATGGCGATATTGGAAGTCATCATCCCGAAGATAACCTCAGGGATACTTTCGGACGTGAATATCGACAACATCAGTATCGGCGATGAAATCAATGTGATTGTATGTGGTAAAAAATTCACCTTGTATGACAAGATGATTTCTATCATCGGGCGAATTATCAAAGATAAGATTGATGACGACATTAGCGTAATCGAGGAGGACGAAGATGATAGCCCGTCCATTGAAGATGAAGATGAGGATATCTTGGCGTATGAAGACGACGTGCTGAATGACGATAATGACGTATATGAAGAGGATGAGGAGGACGACGTAGATAATGTAAGGAAAATTATTATTGACGATGCGGATGCGGATAATGACAAAATCAAGGGAGGTGAGTTTAGTATGTTTGATAACGATGACGAAGAAGAAAGCGAAGCGGAAGACGAGTTGGACGAGTTGGACTTGGACGATATGGAGGATGCTGAGGATGATATCGATGATGGCGATGTCGATGGATTAGAAGATTATGACTGAATAAATGAATAAAAACAATCTATATTACTATATAAAAAAATATAAACATTGATATTTAATAATGAATAAAATAGATTTATGTAAAGCAATACAACTGAATGTATCTAAATTGACGGAGAGCGAAATTTTAGAGTTATTCAAAATAATATTAGATACAAAGGCAAACTATACAAGGAACAATAATGGTATTTTTTTAAATCTCAATTGGATTGAGGAGGAGTTGCTTGTCAAAATAAATAACTATATATTGTTTTGTATGAAATCTCAAAATGAAATCTCGAAATACGAGTTGATGAAAACATTGCTAAATGACAGTATAAACACAAAGGATATTGCGACGGACGAAGATGTATCCACAGATACGATACATAACCCGCAGTGTCCGTTATCGACAACGGATACGGGTGCGAATGTCGCAAACACAGAAAGTATCCCTGTTAGCGTAGCCCCGAAGCAAAAGTTTTCTTCCAGTATGAAGTTTTATTTATTAAAAAAGAAGTTTATGAAGCAGAATACGAATTACGCTACCTGCTTAGACAACGATTTAACATACGAAGAGTATTTAATTACATAAAAAAATGACATAGATACATATATATATCGAAATCTATATGATTGATATACTTTATAACAAATTAGGCTCATTAAACGATGCTTATTCCTTGGCGGAATGGAAGGATGTAGTCCCAGAGATATTCAATAGGCATTCGCAGCATTCGCATATACCTACTCCACCAACGCTGTCTATACCGACACCACAACCTAAGCAATCGCCAGATAATAAAAAGAATACCGCAAAGGATACGACGATTAAACCGATTGCTATTATTATGAATGAAACCACGTCGTTTCCGAATACCGCCGAGTATATAAAGGAATCGATAATAAATTTGATATCGAAAGAAGAGTTTTCAAAGATATTCGGGATGACAAAGTGTGCCGAGATAATGTCTGGAATCGTGAATAATCGATGGAATAAATCGACGGCATTGTTTATATCCTTCTTTCTCGATAAAGAGGTCTATTATAATGAAAAGGTTATAGTATATAACAAGGAGAAAAATAAAGGACGTATAACGATATAAATTGATACATATATTTATGTGTAGTATTGGTATAATATGTATGCTATGAACGCACGTAGCAGCCCTAGCCGAACCTTTAAGCCTATATTGAAAGTTATCTATGAAGAACAACCGCCCGAACGTCCGTCGTCGCTCTATGAACAAGCAATCATCGCACAGTTCAGTTATTGGACTGTTTAGGTTGCTTAAAGGCGACGTCTTAGGCTTTCGGTTTATACAAAGGGAAAAGAATCAGTTTATTTTTATCAAGCAATATGTTCGCAATATGACTACATAGTAATTTTTTATTTTTCTTCTTTACCTTTTCGCCAGAAATCAGTTGGTCTATCATCGTGTTATGTTCGTCCTCTGTATATGTATCGCATACCCTTCCTGTTTTCTTGCCGTCCCCTGTCGTAAATAGTTTTAAGATATATTTGTTTTTTGAGCGAACGATAATGCCCCAAGGCGTTTTCTCATTCGTCATATCGCTCGGGATGTATTGCTTGTTATATACACGATTGCTAAAATATTCCGTCAGATACTTCGAAGCAGGTCGCACATTATGTTCGCTTCGTGTTGCCGTGTTATACAACTTCATACTCTCTCTTATTTTCTTAACTTGCATCTCGTCAATCATCTTGATATACTCAGTATAACTCTTGTATTTTATGACAACCTTCTTGTCATTCTCGTTGTATTGAATGTATGTGTTATCCACCTCGCTATTCTCGCTATACATATTGATATATCCGATGTATTCGTTATCATTATCGGAATACGAAGGGATATCGTCGCCTTTGATTAATATACCTTGGCGATATAGGCATTTGCTTATAAAATGAATGCTCTTGTCAAAAGCATCCACCGCAGATGTCGGGTAGAATTCTAAGATATACTGTATTAAGATTTTAAAATCTTCCGCCGTAATATTTAAATAAAAAGATATCGTGGTCTTATTGATATCCTTGTAGTCAATCTCTATTTTATCAAGAAGTTTTTGAAGCATAACCTTCACATCTATGGGAGTGGCTATGGCTCGTTGGGCGTCCTTAGCGTCATCGCTATTCGATTTTGCGGGACGTAGCATCTCGTTATTATAGCGAACTATTCTACTGTTCCTCTGATTCTCGATAGGGCTTATTAATAACCCGTTTTTATACCTCGTGATATACTTGCCACGTAGAAAGATACTTGGATAAAGGATGTTCTTAATCGCATACATTAAGATATCATTGTCGATTTTGTAGCCCATATTGGTTTTTAACATTTCAAAATCAATATACATATTCGCATCCGCCACCACAAGGCTATTTATAATGTTTCGAAGTGCGGTTTTAATACTTGGCAAAAGGTGCTTGTAGATTTCACTGCGAAACCCACGGCTGTTAATCTTGGCATTCGTGGCATTCGCAGCATTACATTTCGGCTCGTCCTTTGCGTCGTCTCCAAAGTTATACTTAATCACCGCCCCTTGCGATGTTTGGATATTTATATTATCCAATTGAAAAATAGATTTCGGGAAATAATTAATATTCTTCATTAAATGGCAATCCACCGCATTATCCATAATTAACTTGTCAATCTTCTTGCTCTCAATGTATTTTCGTGTGGATATACGGAACGCATTGATATCGATGCTTTCTCTATTCTTGTCGTCATTCACACTACCGTGCATAAACACGGATACGTTGCGGTTCTCGATGCCAAGCCGATTATGCCTACAATTACGGATGCCACGTCCGATGATTTGGTCGGCACGGTTAAAGTGATACCACGGTTCGATTAAATGTATCTCTCTCGTATTATAAAAACTGAGTCCTTCACTGGCTACGGGCGTGATGAGGATAACCTTGATTTTTGCCCCGTTCTGATTGGCGTCGCTATTGATTATTTTTATTAAATCATCTATCTTGGTAGTTCCCATAAACTCCTTCTTATCGCTCGTAAGGATACAGTATTTCGGATTGCGAACACCCTCGTATATCGGCTTATCTTTCACAATCTCGGCATTTTTCAAGATATTATTTGTTCCTTCTCGTGAATATCCTAAATGTTCGAGGCATATCGCTATCGGTATGATACCAGATATCAAAAACCGTGAGTATATGACGACAATTCCTTTCGATTTGCGAATAAAATTACAGACATTCAAAAACTTTCCAGCATATTTGCCTAAATGTTCTTCGTCGGGCAATAAAGCATTTTTATACCCCTCTGTGTATTTTAATTCGATAGGGTCTGTATCCTTTGTTTTACTAAAAAAATTATAAAAACCCTTAATACCTATCTCTTTATCATATACAATATTCATTGGTTGTAGTAGTTTCATATTGTTATTTTGTTTATCGTCCGCATCCGCATCGGATACGTCAGATATTGTTGATGACACAACCGATACGGATGACGAGGAATCGGTAGCGACTGCTTCGACTGCTTCGACTGCTTCGACTGCTTCGACTGCTTCGACTGCTTCGACTGCTTCGACTGCTTCGACTGCTTCGACTGCTTCGACATAGTCCTCGTCATCCGCTTCGACTCCTTCGAACCCAATGTTTTCAAGCGAATCGACAAGTTTCTTTTGGGCTTCGCCAAGCGTCGAGATAACAATCTCGTCATCGATATTCTTCAACCATCCGAGATTCTCTTTTTTAATCGCCTTATTTGTCATATCACGTGTCGGTGCGTTCTCTAATACTTTGATTCCGCTACTGCTCGGATTTAACTTTAAAGCGAACGTGAAGGGATTCTTACCCTTTAAGTAAGATATATAGCGTCCTGACAAGTTTCGAATCAGTTCGACGACATTCGCATCCTCTATATTAAATGTCTTGCCATTGAATATCTTTTTATTTTCACGTAATACATTCATACGCTTATCATTTATAAGTAGTAATTTTAAAAGTTCCAAGATGTCTCTCGGCTCGTTATACATCGGTGTAGCAGATAGTAATACCAAGCGATTATTCACGCCTTTTTCAAGGCATTTCATTAACGCCAAGTAGGTATCCTTCACCTTCGTATTCGTACTGCGTATATTATGTGCCTCGTCAATGATGATAACTTTGTTCTCTACAATTTTATTTGTATAATTATCTTTAATATACTTGGCAAATCTGTCATACGTAAAGATATCATAGCGGGTTTTTAGCAATGCCTTCAATTCGCTTTTGAGTTTATCTTTGTTCTCTTTGTTATAGGTAGATTTATAGATATTTAACAATTTTATATAATTGTGGTCGGAGCATTGATTCGACAATGCGTCTAATGTATCAAAGTCGTCGATGTTAAATACTTGCGATTTAAAACTGTTCTTTAAAGACTGAGGCATAATTACCCAAACCTTCGGCTCAGTGTTTGTTTGCGAACTTAATAGAGCCTCTGTAATTGTTATGGCGGAACACGTTTTCCCCACACCGACACCGTGATATAGCAGAGAACTCCTATAAGGCGTTCGATAGGATAGAAACTGTCCTACAAAATGCTGATAAAGCATCTTGTCGAACTTTCCACATAACTTCGTGGATACTGCGTCGAAATCTTCGGCACTCGTTATAATCGGATAATCAGGTATTTTATGAATTAAAAACTCTTTATTATTTGAAATCTTCGATGTAAAGTCTGGGTCATCCAAATCAGGATAATACAGTTCGAAGTCTTTGATGGACGCAGACGCCGCCGAAGCAGCGGATGAAGACTTCGTTTTAGATTTCGATGATGACGATGCGACTGGCGATATACTCGACTTCTTCTTTGGTTTCGGTATCAGAGGCTGTGGCTGTGGCTGTGGAATCACTATATCCTTCTTCGGTCTTCCTTTCTTTGTAGTGTTTTCTTTTTCGCACTTCCAAGTCTCTTTGTTTCGCACCGTTCCATCTTTACATTTTAAAACACATCTTAGAGTTATAGGATTTCTTTCTTGATCCTCTCGACACGGTTTTACCATTAATTTTTATTAACTTTCTATTTAGATTAAAGAAGATTTATAATAGTAATGATTCGGAAATTATATTATGTGCCTTCTTGAATATCTCAATCCTCTCGATGTTATGATATTTAATATGCGATAATACCTCAGCGTATGTAAGCCACTTGATGTCTCTTACCTCCCGAACTTGTTCGAGACAATTATTATCTAAGAATATTTTCGATTTTTCCTTGACGATTTTTGCGACATAATAAACGTGCTTATAGAGGATGTTATTCGTCCCGAAGAATATCTCTTGAAACGGATAGATATCCTTGGCAATCTGAATGTCGTCCTTGTATAACTGCGTTTCTTCACAAAACTCCCGAACGGCACAATCAATATCGCTCTCTCGAATCTTCTTTCGTCCCTTCGGGAATCCCCATTCCTGCTCTAAGCAATTACATTTCACCTTGCTCGACTTGATTACATTCACAAAATTATTATTATTGATTACATAGTCAAACTTCGATTTCGATTCAATGTATTCCTTTGTATGCTTAAAGATGTTTTGCGACGACTGACACCACGTATAATTCCATATCGTATCAAAGGAGTTCTCTAAAATCATCTCCTTCTCATTCTCTGTCATATAATCCACCAATTGCTTAATGTAATTGATATCCATCTGATTATATTTCCCTCTTACAAACTCCATAAACGCCAAACTATCCTTTCGCTGTATCATAACATAGCGAACCTCCCCATTCTCTACCTTGTAGCAGATGATGCCGAAACTCATAATCGGATGTAGGCAATCCTTGTATAAATGCCCGTTGATACCGCAATTTCTACATATCTGCGGTCTAAAATACCCGCTACGCTTAGCGTCATCCTCTTTATTTTTCATAACATTATAGTATAATATCTATGATTTCTTAAATAAAAATTGATGTTATGCTGTTATATAATAGGCTACTATGACGCAGTTTAAGAGTTTGCTTTTGCTTGAATCAACCTATCGCAACAAGATTACAAGAAATCGAAAAAAGGTTAATGTTGCGGACTTTCTGTATGAATGGAAGTATGAGGATAACCCTGACGAATACTTTGATGTGCGAAATTACCGAGGCTATTACACATTGAATTATCAAGTGATTACACATTTGCTATGTAATCCCATTGAGAATCTTGAATTGCCCGAAGAATATATGAAAGAACATCAAATCGACGCAAAGGATTTTCTATGCGGACAACTTACAAATATGAAACTGTTATGCGAAACCTTGGCGAATAAACTCCCTGTGTGTTCGGAAGTCATCGATACAACGGGGCAACAGCAACGACTCATATTGTATCGTGGCTTTAATTACAACCGCTACAAACCGATGTTGGATGGTGGCTTAGGCGTCGGTAGCATCATAACGACAAAGTCCTTCTTATCAACCTCGTTACAAGAACTGACCGCCATAAACTATATATATAGCAACCCGCAAAACCCCGAGCATAATATACTATGGAAAATCATCGTGGATGGCAAAGATTTTGATACGTTCAATTATGCGTTCCTTTCCGAAACATTCCATACAGGCGAGGATGACATCCACACGCTATATAGAAGGGACAATATTTGTTGCGAGTTTTTGTTAAACATCGGTGCGTTCTTACAGTGCGATGCGGTGGATGTGATTACGGACTTTGATGGAGCGACCATCAAGGGCGAATATAAGAGGGATTATATTATATCAAAAAAAATATATACGCAATATACGTTCCGTTTTGTCGGGTGGGACAAAGAATATATGCGAGATATAACTATGCGATGGGCGAAGCATTTAAGGAAATTGAAACAGAAACCTAAGCCTAAAAGGAACTAAACAGTTCCATATTCGCATCGGAATAAGGCTCGACGTTGTCGCTCATACGGGATTCGCTATGGACGTTCACGGGGCGACGCACAGGCTCTTTCATTGGCGTAAAGTCGGCATCTAACGGGGCTAAGGTATCCGATGAATCGAACCCAGTATAAGAACCGTTCGAAGCAGCGGAAGCAGATACGGCGGATTGTTGAGGGCGTTGATGTTGCGATTGTTGGGGGATGGGAGGTTGTTGTTGGGGTGGAACGGGAGGTTGATATTGTTGTGCGAGTTCATTTTGAGGCATCTGAGGAGGCATATGAGGAGGCATCTGCTGCGAATGCGGTTGATACTCTTGTTCTTGTTCGTATGTCTTCATTATATTTTTTGCGTAATTGTTGGCGTTCGTGTTATCGGACGTTTCATCGACCTTGTTGTTTGCGATATCTTCGGATATACGCTCATTCGCCATATCATAGGTAGTCATCGATATAAACAGGGACACGATAATCATTATACAGTAAAAGATTATCATTACCGCTAAAACCCACGCTAACGCCCAGCACCACCAGCGGGTATTGTAGTTTCCGCCCGTAACGATACACGTCAGTTCGAATAGAGTCATTAATATCGAAGGGAGCGTGATTATCAAGATGAAGATAACAAATACGATGCGTTGCTCTATCGGGATTTTGCTACTGGTGAATAGGATTGCTAAACAGATGATTAAAATCGTTATAAAAAGGGCGATACCTGCGTATTTTGATTGCTCTGACCCTAAAAATACATCACTTAGATTCGTAGTAGCCATTATTATATTATATTCTAATATGATAGAAAGAAAAATAAAAAATGATAATCGCTATTATATAAATAGATATTCACAATAAGATAATAATATCAAAATGGGTATCCCTTATTATTTTTATTCGCTTACGCAAAAATACCAAACGATTCTTTCGAACACTAAGCCGACGGACTTGGATATGTATTGTATCGACTTTAACGGCATTATACACAACGTGGCACAGGATGTTATTCGCAAGTATAAAGACGTAGCCGTAGCGTCTGCGACCAAGGAACGTATCGAAAGCGAGATAATCTCGGGTGTATGGGAGCGTATTCAATATTACGTTGAAAACTACAAGGCGGACAAATACTTAATTTGTGCGGACGGTGTCGCTCCTTTGGCGAAGATGTTTCAGCAGAGAAAGCGTCGCTATCTAAACATTCATAGGAATATGTTGGATAAGGTTGCGATAACGTGGGATACAAATGCGATTACGCCAGGAACACAATTTATGGACGCGTTAAACGGAACGTTAAACGCCAAGTTAAACGGAACGTTAAACGGCGACAAGATTATATATAGCGGTAGCGATGAATGCGGAGAAGGAGAACACAAAATCTTTCATCGGCTCAAAGAGACCCCTGTAAGCGACAAAATAGTCATTCACGGACTGGATGCGGATTTGATTATCCTGTCGCTAATGTCGCACAAGGAAAATATATATCTGATGCGAGAGATGAAAGACCCGCATACAAACAATACGGTATTTAATTATCTAAGTATCAAAGAACTACGCAAAGCGATTTTATGCGAATTGAAGATGTCTTGGAATCTCGATGATGCGTCGGACTACACTGACGCAGACTTAGTGGAAACCTATTGCACAGCGTGTTCTATCCTTGGAAACGACTTTATACCGCATCTATTAACAATTGAATTGAAAAATAATGGCATCGAGACGCTAATGTCCGCTACGAAACGGGCAATACAAACCAACGGGTTATTAGTTCATAACGGTGCAATCAATCACAATTGCCTCATCGATATTTTCAAGGATTTAGCGAATACCGAGGATGAAGATATTCACCGCATTTGCGAAAGGTATATAAAGAAGAGACCGCCTTGCTTACCTGCGAACGCCACGAATGCTCGGGACGTCCCGAGCGATTACTATGGGTTAAAAAACAAAGACCCGCTAATCCACACGATATATAACAGTCCGAATAAATGGCGTCAGGAATATTATCGAATCATATTTGACAATAATATTTCGATTGATTCGACGGTAATGTTTAACGCCTGTAATCACTACATCAAGGGTATCTACTGGGTATATGACTACTACAAAGGACGGGTGATTGATTGCGAATGGTTTTACCCGTATAATTACCCGCCGACAATCAAGGATATCCTGAATCATTCAATCGCAAACGAAGCCCCTGTTGCGTCCGACGGAACGTCCGATGTTCCGTCTTACGTTGCGTCTTACATTCAGTTATTGATTGTGTTGCCAAAGTATAGCGTGAATCTACTTGCGAAAAAACATCAGCGGTATATGCTTGATATATACAGTGGGTTATTTCATTTGTATCCTGTAAAATATGAGATTCAAACATTTCTCAAAACGCAACTATGGGAATGCTCTCCAATTCTTCCACTAATTAACATAAATTATATTAAGAAAGTTTTGGAGATAAATAAAAAATAGATACTACCTATCTATTACGCATACGCATACATCTTCGATTGTTTTAGTTTTCTTTTTCTATATCGGGTGTATCGTCGGGGTTGATAATCTCCACCACACATTATCATATTGTTTGCTACTAATATATTCGATGATTTCGCATTCTTTATCGAGATTGCCGAGATTGTCGAGCATATTCAATAGAAATGAATTGTATTTGTAGATTGTGGCAAGTTCAATCCGATTGTATTTTATCGAGTAATATTCTTCGTCTTCTTCGCATATCTCCATATCTTCTTCTCTAATATTGGCAATGTCAATCCCAAGCCTATTAATTGTCGCAACGGCATTTCGAAGTTGATTGTAATACATATCAATATGTCGAATCTGCTCGACGGACATTATTTCTTTTACACCGTCAATTACATATTGACGCTCCTTCAATAAACATCCTATGATTATCCGAACGTTTTCTTTGTATGCGTCATCAATGTTTAAATCAGACGCACCATCGAACTCTCTAATCGACCGATTATAAAACTCGTCGTTTGTTTTCATAGAGGATAGTTCCGTGATTTGATTACAGTAGTTTCCTACTTTCGCTTTTTCCATACTCATCTGGATATTCTTGTTATTTTTCGCATTCTTACAGACGCAAAGCAACATCTTTGTCTTTTCAAAATCAACATCTGAGAAGGCTTCGTCGTTTGCGAAGATAACCTCACTAAGAAGCGAGTAATTCATTTGATTCATTGTTTATCTTTATTTAATTTTAAATCAATTTTTGAATAACCTATCTAATAATAGGACATATATAATCGACATCAAAAAAAGCAAAAAACAAGCAAGGCATCACAAGGCATCACAAGGCATCACAAGGCAATACAATACAAGGCAATACAAGGCATCACAAGGCATCACAAGGCATCACAAGGCATCACAAGGCAATACAATACAAGGCAATACAAGAGGGGGATATACTACCTGTTATAATAGTTAGTTTCAAGACATCGCATCACTTTTTACATAGATATCAAGATAATAGAACAAATGTATCCTGAATAAAAAATATAAAATATATACATATACCTTACATATCTAACTACTACAACGTGTATTCGATTAATCAATATGGACGATTTCGCCTGTTATAAGTTTAATAGACAAGTCGATTGTTAGGTTATTCACTTCTACCATCTTACGTATTTCGTTGAGCGACTTATTAGAATCCTTATTCTGAAAAGACATATTGATTGCTTCGCACCAGTTATATCCTTTTAATCCCCTCTTATTTCCAGATTTGAACTTGAATGTCGATGTTTCCTTTATTACTTCTTTTTCCATTGTTTTCCATATATCAACCAATATGCCTCTAAAACTCTTGTTATCAGACACAATATCTCCCTCCTTATTTACGATGATACATCCTTCAATTGTCGAGGATGTAAAGTCTATGTCTTCGGGTTCATCTTCTGATTCAGGTTCATCACTAAGTTCATCCGATAAATCTGATACATCTGATACATCTGATACATCCGATACATCTGATTCTTCATCTTCTGATTCATTATATGTAATTAAGAGCGTGATAAGCGTTAAGAGAGCGAGGAGTGCGATAGGAATGAGATAAGCGTGAGCGGCGTATGGAGCGGCGTATGGTGCAAGGATTGCGTAAGCGGTTTGAGATACGTAAGCAGAGTAAGCAGCGAAGAATGTAATAACATCTGTGATATTTAGAATTAGTTTTGTTCCAAAACGTTCGCATATACCGAAAGGTTCAGTATATTCAAACTGTTCGAACGGTTCGAGGAATGCTAACGGCGTAATGTTTGGGACGTATGTAATATAGGAAATGTTTGGGTTGGAGTATTCCATTGTTCTGCGAGAGAGTTCCGATAAGTTGCGAGTTTGGCTTTACTATATAAGGAAAAGTCATCCTATCAATTTTTAGATAAATCAATAAATAAAATATAAAAATATAAAAATATAAACTACATATACAAGGTCATTTCTATCGATTTCCTATTTGAATTTGATTGTTGCATGTCGGCTATGCCACCACGTATTGTGAAAATTCTTGCTACTTATATATTCGATAATCTCCTTTTCTTTTTCGTGATTATAGAGCATATTCAATATGAACGCATTGTATTTGAAGATTGTAATAAGTTCCATTATTTTATACTCTTCAATTGTATCGTCGTCGTCGTCAAGTTCTTCGTCTATAACGTAGCCGTCCTTATATTTCACAATCATTTCTTCAAGTATTACACGATACTTGTCGATATTTCGCCCTTGCTCTGCTATCATCTCTTTTTTAACGCCTTCAAGAACATCAACGTCCCCTTTCAATAAGTATGCGATACGTTTCACAATCCTTTCTTTATATAATTGATTTGTGCCTAAGCGTAAATCGGGTTTGCTGTTTTTTGTCCAGTAATGTAAGAGCATATAATCTGTTTTTTTTGATGATATTAGAGTGAAATATTTACAATGTCTTTGTATCTTAACCTTGTCAAAACTCTTCTTGATATTCTTATTTTGCTTCGCATTCTTACAGACACAAAGTATCATCTTCGCCTTTTCAATTTCAACATCAGAAAAGGCTTCGTCGTTTGTGAAAATAACCTCACTTATAAGTGCGTGGTTCAAAGGGACGTTTGACGCATCCATTGTTATGAGAGAGTTTCGATAGGTTTTCGAGAGAGTTTCGTTTGGGTTCTGTGAGGTTTCGTTTGGCTTTAATATTTATTTTTATAAGCCCTATCACTTTTTTTATAAATTAAATAAGAATTATAACACATATTTTCAAAAATCAAAAAAACAAAAACAAGGCAAAACAAGGCAAAACAAGGCAATTCAAGGCAATACAAGGCAATTCAAGGCAATTCAAGGCAATACAAGGCAATTCAAGGCAATTCAAGGCAATTCAAGGCAATTCAAGGCAATACAATGGGGTGATATACTACCTGTTGTAATAGTTCGTTTCAAGGCATCACATCAGTTTTTATAGACATTATCGAATAATAGAACAAAAGTATCCATATATTTATCTATATCACATCACAACTGATACGCATATACAATGTATTATAAAAGGGGTTATATAAGTTAGATTTATTTATTTTTTTAGAAAGTCTAAAAGTTTTGTGAAAGTTTAAAAGTTTTGGAAAGTTTAAAAGTTTTGTGAAAGTCTAAAAGTTTTAGAGAATTGTAAAAGTTTTATAAAAAGAAAAATAAAGGATTCTCTATAACCCTTAGTATATGCTAAGTAATACTTGGGATGCTCGACGCATCTGCCGACTTTTAGGTTATACAAGGCATATTCTTGTTATCAGAATGGTAAGAGATGTATTCTAATAAAGATGACTATATATATTACATCACAACTGCTAAGGATATCTCAGGATATACAATGTATTACAAAGAAGTTATAAAGTTGGAATTATTTATTTTTTTAGAAAGTTTAAAAGTTTTAGAAAGTCTAAAAGTTTTAGAGAATTGTAAAAGTTTTAGAGAATTGTAAAAGTTTTATAAAAAGAAAAATAAAGGATTCTCTATAACCCTTAGTATATGCTAAGTAATACTTGGGATGCTCGACGCATCTGCCGACTTTTAGGTTATACAAAGCATATTCTTGTTATCAGAATGGTAAGAGAAGTATTCTAATAAAGACGACTATATATATTACATCACAACTGCTAAGGATATCTCAGGATATACAAAGTATTACAAAGAAGTTATAAAGTTGGAATTATTTATTTTTTTAGAAAGTTTAAAAGTTTTGTGAAAGTCTAAAAGTTTTGTAAAAGTCTAAAAGTTTTGGAAAGTTTAAAAGTTTTGGAAAGTTTAAAAGTTTTAGAGAATTGTAAAAGTTTTATAAAAAGAAAAATAAAGGATTCTCTATAACCCTTAG